TTATACCTCAATCTCCGTTTTAAATGCAACAACAGCTTGACCAACAATTTGTACTAAAATCGGATTCCCATTTTCAATCTTCACATTTACACGCATACCGCCATCTCGTTTTATCGCTTCTCCCTGTAAAATTAAAAATGAGAGCTCGTTTTGTGTTTCTAATGACTTGCAAATACCATAATGTACTAAATACATGCCCAACGGGCCATTTGCATTTCCCGTAACGGGGTCTTCTGAAATACCAATTGCAGGAGCAAACATACGACCATGAACCAATACCTCTTCATCAGGATTCAAAGTAAAAACATAATATCCATTACAGCCAACCTCTGCACTAATAGCAGACAATTCCTCCATGTTAGGCTTAAGCGAATGTAATCGACCATTTTCTTTTATTCCTACCATGATTTTTGAATGTCCCGCTGACGCAATAGCAATCGGACAATCTTCCCTTATGTCGTTTATCGCAATCCCCAGTGCCCGCGCAATTCTTTTTACCAAGTCGGAACTGAATGGCTCGCTTACTTCTGGTGCTCCTTGCGTCATTATAATGCTAAAATCATGGTATTCCTGTACAATATCTACAGGTAAAATTCCCGCTTTTGTTTTCTGTAAAACCGTTCCCGAAACTGCTGTTCCCTCAACCGCTCTAACATAATGAGCAGCTATTGTTGCATGACCACAAAGAGGAACCTCTGTCGTTGGGGTAAAGAATCTTACCTCAACATCATAATCGGGAACACTCGACGAAAAAACAAAAGCAGTTTCTGAATTGTTCAATTCCCTCGCAATTCGTTGCATCTGTTCGTCTGTTAAACCATCCGCATTCGGAACAACACCCGCCGGATTACCATGAAACTTCTCCCGTGTAAAAGAATCTACTTGGTAAATCTTATATGTTTTCATAATCATACTCCTTAAAGATAAATTCTGATCCACTGTCATATGGCTAATTATCATATAATCTATTTTCGCCAATGATTGTTAGCCTATATACAATCATATTATCAACTCAACCTGTAAAAATCAATACTGTCTACACAACCTACCCAAAGACAATTCTGTCAACTCAACCTTACCGATTGATATGTTCCCAAGTATTGATTTTAAAGGAACTTTCGTAACTTTGAACCGTCAAAAAATCACGGCTCAAATCCTAGAAATTCCTTGTTTAAACCGTTTTCCGACACTTTATTTTTTCACCCTTGACAGCAATACTACCGTCTCCACATGTGAAGTTTGTTTAACATAAATACTGTACAATATAATAAATTATTACATGATATAAACAAACCTCATTATATGTACAACATTTTAGATACTCAATATCATTAAATATATTTATATATTATTTCATATTTTAACGTATCTTACACATGGTAGGAAGTATGTAGGATTTTTTAATACTTCCTACAACTCTTATTTTAATATATGCATGAAATGCTAGTGTTTAGTTATCACTAATGCCGCTATTGCAAGAATAGTAGTTAAACATAATCCAATAATCCACCTATATATAGTACCCAATTTGGTATCCATATTATCTATTTTCTTTTCTACCTTATCACTTTGATACTTTATAGCATCCATAGTTTCATTAAACCTTTTTTCCATTCGTTCTTCAGAATTTTGTGTATTCTTAAGCGATTCTTCATACCTTTTTTCTATTCTATCTTCAGAGCGTTTTCTTTGTTCTTCAATTCTTTGTTCACTTTCGATTCTATCCTCCCTAACTCTACTTTCCATATCCCTAATGTGCTGATTTATAGAATCAAGTTTTTTATCATATAATTCGTCATTGTCCATATCAGAAAACACCTCCTTATTTATCATATTACCTTTCACTCTATTATATGTACTATTATATATATGTCCATCTTGTCCCCATATTATTCCATTGTCTTTCCAATCTAACTTCTTAACCTCACTAGTACAGTTAATCTCTATTTTATTTGCAATACCACCTTTGACAATATGTAAGTTATTATTACCATTTCTATTATAATTCATAATATCACCCACTATTAATTTTATAAATTATCCTTTAGTTTTTCTATATTCCTTATTGTATCTTCTAAGGAATCAGAAAATGTTTTTAAGTCTCTTATACTCAATTCAAAAGTAATTGGCTCTATTATTGGTTTGCCTTCTAAACATGGTTTTTGCAAATTCATATTAACTAAAGCAGAATAACATTTTGTGTTTTGATTACGGTCCCTTTTAGTTAAAATTTCTATGTTAAAAAAGTTGCATAGGTTTGAAATGCTTGTACATCTGGTTTGCATATCATCTTTAAGATATTTATCTTCTTCTAAAAAGGTATTAACATATTTTGAATATTTTTCATCATTCTTATTTTCAAATACCCTATCTCTTAATGCATCTACGAATTTAGAAACAAATTCTCTAAATCCCTTTTCTTCATGTGCATCATTAAAATTTATATCATCAGCTATAAATACAGATTTTGGTCTCCAACTAATCTTGAATTTACCACTCCTGTAATTTTCCAACAATATGTTAAAATATTGTTCTATTTCGTTATCTTCCATCTTTGTCCTCCCGAATACATATATATATATAAATTACTTATAGTTTTATTATATTACATTATCTTAATATGTAAAACAGCTATTGAATTATAATAACAATAACTTCTACAAAAACAAAAAAAGTCCTCCCATAAGGGAGGAAAATTACTTCTGTACTGATTGTGCAAACCCAGTTTGAGTTTGTCAAGATGCTATGGCACTTTGTACAGTAGCAATTTTTTGCTTTAATTGTTGATTTTCTTGTTGCACTTGTGATAACTGAGCCTGTAATGCATGTTTTTCAGTTTCCTTCTCAGCATCCGTTTTATCCTTATGGTCAAGCTGATTTACATATATATTATATGATGTTTTGTAAAAAGGTAGGTTGCCTACTAAAACTTGACATAGGCGTAATATTATTGTAGCATTTATATAAACATATTATGTCTAAAATTTTTTGATGTTCATTTATTTTATAAATCAACCTGAGAAAGTACCGTATATTTAGTTAGATATGTGGTACTTTTGTTTATTAAATTGTTTTAATTAATAGTTTCTAATAATCAATTCATTATAAGTATGATCTTTATTTTCATATCTTCTAGCTAGATTATGGTTTCTTTCCACCTATCCATCCTATAAAACTATTCATATAGTACCTCCTATGTTCCAGATAATACTATTATATACGAACATATGTCCTATTTTAAGATAATAACATATCTATTATAGATCTACAATAGATATGTTATTATAATTATATAGATGTAAAATAAAGTTATTTTTACATCTATATGAGGGGGAATATATAAATGAGCAAATGTATATATTTAAAAAAAACGGAACCAGAAGTGACATTTAAAGAAAGGGAACACATTATCCCTGCAGGTATAGGTGGAATTGCTAAGCTACCTAAAGGTATGGTTAGTGACCAATTTAATACTGATATATTTTCACGTATAGAATTAGATTTTATGCGAAATTCAATTATTGCTATACCAAGACAATTTGAAGGTCCAGGTAAAAGGGGATCTTTATGTACTAAGAACGCAACTAAATCAAAAATCCATGTTATGTCTTTTAGTAATGATCCAAGCAATGTGATCTTAGGCTATACTAAACTTGCAACTCCACATCCTATACCGCAATTTAAAATTATAAATCAAACTAGAATAGACACTATTTTAGATCCATCAGAAGGTAACTATAATATTCAGTTATCAAATTTAATCGAAGCACTTAGAAATTTCAATAATAAATATATAACTATAAAAGATAATAATATACCATCAAATATAATGTTACTAGGTAATTTTCAAAATAAGTGGTATTTAGGAGTACACGATGATACAGTTAAACCTCCTTCATTGGAATACATCAATAAGATAATTAAAAGCATTATAGTATCAAAACCTCAACCTAAATTTGAGTCAGAACAAGTTATATCTCACCAATCTACAAAATTTGATATAGAAAACTTTTATAGAGTTTGTGCTAAAATTGTTTTTAATTTTCTAGCATTCTCAAATGGTTCACAGTTTGTATTACAGAATAAATTTGATCCTATAAGAAATTGGATTGTTAATGGTGGAAAAAATAAATTTTCTGTTCTTATAGATAGAGGAAAATACCCTAAGAAATTTTCTCTACCAGGAAAAGTACACAATATATCAATTATAAAAGTAAATGACAAACTTCTAGGTTTATTATCCTTATATAATCATTTTGATATATCAGTTAATATATGTGATAATTTTACAGAATCATATTTCTTTAATGGTTATGTATGTGATTGGGAAAATAGGGAAGAATATGATTTATTTGAATATGTTGAAATGTCAAATAATCAAAGCCTATAGTTTATATCGTGTAGTAAATAGAGCTTAGAGTTTTTTCTACTCTAAGCTTAAAAAAATTCTTATTGAGCTGCTGCTTGGGGTTGTATGTTTTGTTCTTGATACTGTTCTTTAGCAATATCATTATTTTGTCTTTTATTAACATCCATCACGTCAGCAACATCCTTATTTTCATCATAAGCAGGAGCCAATATATTAGCACTCTTAAACTCTGAATTAACTTTCCCACAAATAGTTTCTCTGAAATGGTCCAATTCCTCTTGAGATATTCCTGGTATTTTCCCAGTTAGTAACTTATTAAACTCCTTTTTCTTTTGCTCTCCTGCCTGTGGAATAAACTTAAACTGCTGTTCTACAATATAATAAATATCCTGCGCAACTTTATAATCTTCATTGTACTGATCCACGCCAAGTTGATTTATAAGAGCTTCCCTTTTCTTCTTAAGATAAGTAACTCCTACTGCCACACCATAAAATGCTATAGCCCCTAAAATACTTAATACCCCACTTGAGATTATATTTGCTACTTCATTTCCTAACATACTTTTTTCCTCCTAAAATCTTATTTTTGGCAATTAAAAAAAGCCTTAATAGCTCAATTGCTAACCAACTATTCTTTTGCTTGTACCATGTCCATTATTGTCATTGCAATATGCATCTATATACCCCTTGCCTATAGTAATATAATTACCTCTATCTAAATGTATACCTATTCCCCCATCTGTACGTGGTTCAACATATCCTTTAGTACCTGGTATTTGAAATACTCCCTCTGGAATAGTTCCGGGATACTTTGGTGCTGCTTTAACTACTGGTTTAAGTGCAACCGGTTGACTTGAAACTGTTTGTCCTGTAATTCCTTTTACTATTGCTGTTGCCAACTTTTCAGGATCATACTTATCACAATCGCTCTTAGTATCACAGAAGAATGGCTCAATTAATATTGCTGGCATATTGGTATATTTTAAAACATATAATCCAGTTCTTAATTGGCTACCTCTATTTCTATACCCTAAACTGCTAGATATTTCGTTGCATATCCTGTCAGCATATGTTTTACCTGAAGCGCTTATATATTCAGCTTCACATCCGTTTGCTTTATCTGTTTCAAACGCATTTACATGAAAGCATAAATATAGTTGTGAATCTATAGAATTTGCTTTGTTAACTCTATAAGCTAATGATTGACCTAATGATAAAGCCGGACTTGCTGAAGGGGTACAATTATAACATGTATGTCCTAATTGCTGAAGCTTCTTAATAGTTAAAGCTCCATACTCTCTACAATCGTGTTCCTCATTTCTATAGCCAGAAGCTCCTCTGTCTTGACCAGTACCATGTCCAAAGTCATAAGTTATTACCATAAAATCATTTCCTTTCTCTTCTATTTCAAATGTAATTCAAGCAAATAAATAAAGAGCCCCAAGAATGAAGCTCCTAATATACCCATACCCCACCTAAGGGTAACTACTAAATTTTTAATTTGATCACATAGATTTTCTAATTTTTCGTCTACTGCAGCACCTCGCTGTTCCAGTTTATCCAACCTATTAGAACAATCATTTAGTTTTGTATCATGCAAATCTAATTTCTCGTCTATCCTTTTATGCCTTTCTGCACATAACTCAGAATCATAATTTTCACTCATATAGCACCTCCAATTTTGAGTATTAAAAAAGCTTTGGATTTCTCCAGAACTCATACCTTCTTAGTTTATTTACGTATATTTTTCTTAATTCAGTTCACAATATATTTAAATAACTTTTTTATGCTGTATAGTCTCGTCCAGTAATATCTTTACATATCTTATTTTTCCATATCACCACTTCCATTTTAAGCAAAATAAAAAGACTATCTCTAGTCCTATTAATTATTTTATGAAATTATTCTGCTATATCATAACCTAATGCTTCACAATATGACTTACACTCATCAATTGAAGTAAACTTCTGTCCGGTAAATGAGTTAAAAGGCTGGACATATGCTAACTTTTTATCTTCGTTATATCCTTCTACTCTCAGACCATTTTCATCATTTATTATTTTGTAATTCATCTTATCCTTCCCCCTTAGATTCCATCAGATAAACTTGCCGGTATTACATTAAAAGTTAATTTTATTTCTGTTTTATCGGATAGAGTAATATTAGATATAGTAGTTCCGGTTAAAAAAACTACTCCCTCTATAGAATTTTCTGCAGAGTCAAAACTTAAGCTGGCTGGTAAATTCTCTACAGAAGATATCCCTACTTTATCAGAATTTTTTAATACAATTTTATAATGCTTTCCTGAAATCAAGGTCAGTTCTATATCAGTTATTCCTCTCCCTTTTGTTGGAACTGGCGGAAATACAATATCTGATATGTCTAAGCTAATGATGCTCTTACTATAAAGGGTATCTACCATCATTATATTTTTCCAGGTTGTATATATAAAATTGTGATAGTTGCTATAGTTAAATTCTTCATTGTTCTTCTTCTTAATATTCATAGACACTATGTTAATTACCGGACTGGACTGTTTTTTATATGCAACATCACTTTTTATTATATACATCCTGCTGACCTTGACCTTAACTGCAGTCTCCAAAAAACTAAACTTATTATTATTAGGAATTTGCACAGATCTCTTTCTACTAATGTTCATTATATTTGTATTTGCAGAGGATACTCTAAATCCTCCTATTTTGTTTCTATATGTGTTTACATAGTCTTCTAGTGTAATATTAGCCATATTTTCACCACTTTCCTATTAAGCTGGAACAATATTTGTATATATAGATATCATGCCATCACCCTGAATTTTAATAGGTACAGAGGTATCAACATCTTTACTTGTTGTTATAGTTATTGTTTTGGAGCTTGTACTGCTAAATACAGCGTTTCCTTCTAGTAACAACTGCAAATTAGTTACCACACGATTTCCTTCATTATTTCTAGTTGATACAATTACATTAGAATCTATGTCTTTTTCCTCGTAAGTAATATTAGGATTTTCAAAAGCTGTATTAACTGTGATTACAGCCCCAACAGAAAATACCTTTAACTTTGCATCATTAACTAAGCCATCCAAACTTGTTACATACCAGACTCTTTCTAATTCATCTATTCCACATGAATAAATTGGCTCACTTATAGTATCCTGTATAATAAATTTAGATGTTGAGGTATCAACTGTAACTATATCTAGTCCGTTATTTCTAATAACCAATAAATTCTTAGCATTATTTAACGGGAAAACTGCCTGGGGAATATCTGCACTGCCACCTAGACCCGGCTTATAATCTACTAATTTTAACGTATTACCATTGATTTCAAATAAATACATAAAGCAATAGGCATTGTAATTCGCTGCATTTGCATTATTATATAGGATAGCTTCAGCATTTGACGTATTTGTTGCAGCTAAATATTTCTTATCGCCGAATTCCAAATAATTCAATATAATATTTGTACTTTGGCAGGACTTGTATTGATTATACTCAGGGATATGATAAAGTGCATCTACAAGTCCATTTAAATCCACACTTATAGGGGTCTGAACTGCTGCCCCATTATCTAAATCCACTTCACATTTGCCTATAGTATATTTAGCACCTCTATTAGCAGTATCGTCAATAGTACCATCTACAAAATAAATAGTTTTGTTATCCAGCGTAACAGCCGGTTCAAAATGAAGATTAGTATAAAACTTTGAATTATCAGTTTGTGTTATCGGTATTGTAAGTAGATTAGTTACAGTTAAATCTGACTTGGATATTTTAGATACTGTGAAATTAACTTTAATAGTGTTTTGTGATGGTACTCCAGATTGAATAGCGTGTAATACAACTAAGTCTCCTTGGACAGTCCGTCCTATTATGTTATGGATGTATCCATATTGAGATAATGTAATATTTGAAACAATATTACTAACTCTATCAATACACTGCAAAGTGCCTTCTTGGCTGCCAATACTGTCTTGATTGGTACCCTTGTTGTACCCAACTCTATTAGTTATAAATTTATTATCATCTAACGCTATAATTCCAGACTTAAAATTAGCAATATCAGTAGAATTTAACCAGGTTATCTTATTTGTATTTTTACTAATCACCATAACAAAAGTACTTTTGCCTGCATTATTATAATTACTAGTAGGAGTTATTATAACTTCATCCCCATTGCTTAATCTAGCATTATTCTTAAATAATGTATTCACAGGCAAATACGGCATCCTATATGGAAATTTATTTTCATCACCTATACTTCTATTAAAATATCTAGTTGAAGTAAATGGGGAAGTCATAAATGCTATGCCTGCCATATTCATTCTAATTTTATCCTTGTAACATGTTATAGGTGAAAGAGTATATTTATCACAAGGTATTCCATCCAAATAAATTGCATCATCAGTTTCAAAAAAATGTGGAATTGATGCAGCATATGAATATGCTGTTGATAAATTACTTATATTATTTCCCTTAACAGTCTTTGCCCCAAAATCATAAAAGGTATTCATTTAATTTGCAGCCTCCTTTGGCCCTATGTGTTTTGTTATCATATTTATTGTTCCGTCACCATCTACTTGGATTATTAAATCAGTTCTTTGAGTTTCAAAAGAAATAGCCCTTTGTGGAGGTATTACTCCACCATATAGCAATATATTTCCTTCTGTAATTTTAAAAGATAAACTTTTAATTGATGATGTATTTGCAATATCCACAACCGAATTTAATATAGTACCACTTATAGAATTTAGGTTTGCTATAGTAGTAAATGTTATATATGAAAACCGCTTGTTTAAAGTTTCTGTATAAAACCTATTTTCTTCAATTTTTTTATCCATTTCAGATAACTTTTCATTTATTTGATATGCACTCCAGGTATTATTTTTCCCATTGCTGGAATCATCTATAATAACATCACTGCTGAGAGTTACATTAAAAAATTCACTCATACAGTCATCACCTACTCATCTATTACTAGTTGGAAATCTCTCACAGAAAAATTGTGATTATCAACATTTTTAGTTATCTTAACAAATATATCTTTACTTTGACCTTCAAGTAAATCTAAACTTACACTATCTGAATATGCTACACCATCCAAACTTAATTGAATTAAATCATCACTTGCAGTCTGTATCCCTATTTTTAGCTCTGCATAATCTTTAGTATCTGTATTTCTAATAGTTATGCTTTCATCCAAATCTTTTAATACTCCAGGGGTTGTGTTAGTTACAACCAACCCATTATAAATTACTTTAAGTTCGTATTTGCTAAATACATATACATCACCATACTTCAAATCCAATAAATCTGACTTATATATCTGATTTCCAGTGGAATCTTTGAAAATAAAATATCCTTGTATATTACAATCCAGAAATACTTTACACTCCAGATCGCCATCAAATGTTCTTGTTTTTAACAAATTGTTATCTAAATCATACAGTTCACAAACAGTATTTTCGGGGAAATTTTGTACAGTAACATACGAGCTCCCATATACTTTATAATTATCCAATACAAAATCCTCATCACTGTATTTTTGAAAACCTTGATGTAGTATCTTATCTGCAAAGTTCATGCCACCTATGTTGGTATAGGTAACACCATCATCCGATACATATGCCTGTACATAATTATCTTGCTTAAGTATTTTCCAAAACTTATGCTGCTGAGCTCGCTTTTTATCCCTGATTCCAAAAGTATACTTATCATTTCCCAAATAAATCATTGAATAATTATCGACAGCCATATCCTTAAAATTTCCTTTCTCCACCTCAATAACAAATTCATTGAAATTAAAATTTCTTTCAATTTTATTATTTGAAATAAGTTTGACCTTTCCAGTACTTATATCTCTAGTTATATTGGAACTTCCAGCAAAATCACTAAAAGAAGAGGTTAAGAAAAAATTCTCAACCTCAAGTAATCCATCTTTAACTTTTATAAGTTTCATTTAACCAGCTCCTATACATTAGGCTGCATCATGTAATCATATGGTACAAATTCAACTACCTGCACATTAGCTGTACCCGTCCCTTTTGCTATAAGTATTTTAGCTTGTTCAAGTGCATCCTGATAACAATTTGTTGAAACTGAATTAATAGCTTTTCCACTTTCATCTACTATTTCACCATAATTCAATGAAGCCAGCGTCCTGCCTTGAAGAACACCCCATTCTTTTTGTCTGGGTTTCTTAAAATCTATCGTGCTAGGAATTTCCATAGTATCATCTCCCAAAAATATTTTTCTTTTCTATATTCTGTGTTTCTATATAGTAATATCTTTTACCTTTTGCCTTATTTAAAGATTTCATCAAATCACCATTCTGAGCTATTCTATTAAAATTTCTTTCTATATCCATAGCCTTTGGATTCTTCCATATTGGAACTATATTAAAATGATGCTGCTTTAAATAATCTATTAAATTCGATATAAGTACTCCTACCGCCTGTAACCCTGTATCTAAATTTAAAAAATAGACTTTTTCAATCTCCCACCTTATCCATCTATAAGCTCTGCAGTAATCTGTATTAGACTTTGAAATATCTAAAGTGTACCAATCATATAAAAGTTCCATAATGAACTGCATAGATTCTTTTCCACTGCAGCACATCCATGCCTGTACACTATCATGCCATATCATAATTAAGATATTTACTAAGTCTAACATAATTTCTATGCTTACTCTATAAGCAGGAATATTAAAATCAATACCCCAGTCATTCCCCCATGAAATGGGATGATTGTTGAATCTTAAATACTCATAACCCGGATTATTTAATAAGCTGCTGTCATAATCAAAATCTTTATTTGGAACAATCAAACTATCTCTTGGATCTGTAGCATTCAACCACCACCAGCGTTTTATGACATTAATAAACTTATTATTCTTAAATTCTTTATAAATTTCTCTATTAAAATTATTTTTTAAATAGTAACTTTGAATTTGTGATATATCAGTTGTGGCTAAATCAATTAATCCCTTTTCCAATTGTTTATAAATATCTATAACTTTTATAAAGTCTAAGAATTTATTATCATATTTGTTTATATTACTTGACCTAAACCTGACTAAATCAACAGCTTCATTACCATAACAAATATTTTTATTTATTATTTTCCTGAACAATCTATAGTTACTTTTAAAAATATTCTTTAACGCAGTTTTATTAAGACCGTAAATACCTACTTTACTAATATTTTTATTACTCCATTTATAAACAAGTTTTGTTTCTCTAACTTTAGATATGTTTTTCAAATTTAATTTTCTTAAATAATTTATATTAAAACTTTTATTTATATTTTTTGATGGATTTTTTCTTAAGGTAAATTGAAAGCTTATTTTGTCAGCGCCTTTGAAAGCAATTTTATTAATAAGCCTGTAATTGTCTTTAAACATCTCTTTTAAATTATATTTTCTATAAAGTCTTTTACTTAAATCAAAACAAATCTGCTTTAAATCATTCCTTACAATATATCTTTCTACAGGCTTACAAATATTTTTAACCTTATTTCTAGCAAGTTTTACAATATCATGTTTATTAAATACACATATATCTCTACTTAGAAACACATTATTTAATTTGCTTAATAATACATTTTCTCTATCTACTGCTGTAAGACTAAAAGCTTTATCTTTGTTGAACCCATTATCCCAAATTCTTAACATCTGCCTGCCAATTTCTATAATTAAATTTTTGTTTCCCTCATTACTCAGTTCTTTGCTTTTCTCTATACTTAATCCATTGAATTCGGTGTTACCTAGTGTTCTGCTTATTTCTATTCCTAGTTTTCTATTACTTTCATTTTTTAAACTTCTACTTGGCTTCAAATTTAAGCCGTTATTTTTCATAACATCTAAGCTTATTCCTGATTTCATATTCATAAAAGAATTTTCTCTTCTCAGTCTTATAGTGCTATTTTTTATAAAATATGAATCTTCTATTTTTAGTAAACATGTTTTATATAATTTGTTTTCTTCTTTAACTCCAGCCTTTAGTTCCTTAGTAAGATTGTCTTTCCCTATTTCACAAGATTCTCTAAGTAAAGATTTTTTATTGTTTTTAAATATATTAGGATTAATAAACTTAGAAAGTAATTTTTCAGAATCTAAGCTAATCTCTTTTGAACTTTTAGAAAGCAATTTTAACTTAACTTTCGAAATTGTTCCAGCAGTATCATATTTAAAAGTTGCTCCAGAATAAATCTCCCCCGCATATTTGAAATCACACAAGGGAATACCATGCAGGGGCATCTATCTCACTTCCTATTCAGTAGATTGAGGGCATCTTATTGCTATACAATAATTTATATTTGCACTATTATTTAAAAAATTAAATGGTGCTGTTATCTTAAACTTCTTATAATTTTCTTCTGAATCCGTTCCTTTCATATATACCAATTTATCTCCATCATATATGGAAGATGCATCTCCTACCAAGACATTAATCATCTTTCCACGTTCCATATCTACTGGATGAACTAATGTTATATCACTGAACTGGTGTTTTTTATGGTTCCACCTGCTCCCTTCTGTACTGCACTTGTCCATAAATGGATTGGTACTATAAAATGCCGGGTAATGCGGTTGATACGGCATTCCTATTTTGTTCGCTATCATACATACATCTGTCACTCCTGTAGCAGTTCTCTCACCATAAGGATTATTGTACTCAGGCTCAATTTCTGAAGATACAGTTATTCCAAAATTATATTCATCATCTGTATAAGCCGAATCTTCTACAGGCTTCAAAGTTCCAATATAAGCATAACTTGTTAAATAGTTATTATATGGTACCACATCAGCCGAAGGATCTCCTCTTAATACTAGATTAATACTATCTTTGGTTACGCAAATCCAATACTGTACAGGTAAAAAATCCTTTATTTCTGGCTGTAAATTTCTATACCAAGCCAGCCTATAATTATATTTATCTTGTATATCCTTACTTATATTAATATCTGTATTATCAGAATTAAGTTCAGTTGCTATTTGAAACCTTATATTGTTTAAAGCAAATCCTACTGTCATAGCACTTACATAATCATTATAGCCACTACCTTCAACGATAGGATTTTTTCCATACATTATTTCAAGAACTTCTGCATCTGTCCTATGTTCTATATGGTCATAATTGGTATATGAATGTAAACTTTTAAATAGTTTTATAGCCTGATTTTCTGCCACTGTCAATTCTCTCATGGGTCTATCAATTTTTACATAAAAACTTTTTCCATAACTTGTAGTAGCTTTCAATATGCATGTATCATTTTGTTTACTTGTTGTATATTGTGTCTGAACCTTATCTGTAGTACTTCCATCCGTTATTAAGTTTAGTGTTTGCGCTGTTCCTGCTGATCCTATTTTATCTATACTATCGGGTACAACTAAATCCCATTTATAAATTCCTGCTTGAGTTATCTCTGTAACAAGAGTTTTAACTAAATTCTTAACGCTGGAATTTCCCTCTGCATAATAAAAATCTTCTTTTACTGCCAATTTCATTACCTCCTTATGGTTTTATAGGTTTAAACAATTTAATCTCTTCAAATTCATTCTTCCAATAATTTTCATTCTGTTTATCTACCGGAAGAGAAAATACATTTTGGTCTTTATTAAAAAACTTTTTAAGTTTATCAATAAAGTCCGGAATAGGATCACTTTCTAAAACTTGATCTGTGCAAAATATATAATTATCAAAATTTCTAATATTATAATCTATCACACACTGCACAGTTACTATGTCATAAGTGCCACCGCCTTCTAAAGGTATATTAGAATCCACAGATAAGTAATCAATAGCCTTATATTTATCCTCAAAATCTTTTCTTTTAAAAAAGTAAGTTCCATGTTTGTATTTGTCTTCTATACCAGATACAAAACATAGACTTACTTTATCAATATCATATAAATTTTGAAGATACTCTAACATTAACGCAGACATTTGTTTTAATAATGCTCGCATACTTCCACTCACATCTAAGAATATTATAGTAGATCCAGATGGCGGTAAACTGCCTGCAGTTAAGTATTCTAAATCTACTAAAGCCTGTCTGCTGTTTCCACTAATATTATGCAAAATAAAAGAAACAGGGATATCAGCATTTACATAATAATATGTATTAAAGTATTTATGCTCTCCTATTTCTTTTGTAGTTGCACAGTCTATTATTTTTTCTTCATCTATGGATAAGCTATATCTATCCTCTTTCTTCCACCCTGTTTGGTCAAAATTAAAACCTGTTAAGTATACATCTTCATCAAATATAAAATCCTGTTTATAGTCGCTTCTAATTGCAGGAATATAAATTAAGGCTCCGTTAACTTTTTGATCACCATTATACTTACGTGTTACAAATTGCCTTATTTTATTTTTAAGTTTTCTGTATTTTTCATCAGGTAATAAATCTTCTATTTCAGCCATTAAAGATTCAATATCTCCTGTATCAAGCTGTGGATACTTATTCTTCATTGCAGCATCTATTAACTTTAGTAAATTAAACCTTAATTCAGCTTCCAATTCATCAAAATTTATAACATACCTTGGCAAACTCATTATTGTGAATCCTCCAATATATTAAAATCTACCCACAATATTTTAGAAGATCCACTGGTATTGTTAAATACAAAGTCTATTTTCTGGCCTGCAGTTACTGGATAAAACACATTAAAGAATTTATTTTCTCCATATTCTTTGGTTCGGACTCCAGTAAATAATATATTATCTCCTACTTTTAAGTCCCATGTATCCTGGAAATTCCAAGCTGATTGAGAATAAGTTATGCCAGTAATTCTACCTTTTTTAGGAACTGCAAATTCTATTGTATAAGTTTCTAAACTTGCGGGTATTTCAAGCATTTCTCCATATATTTTTTGTATACCACTTATACCTAAATTACCAGCCAATCCATCTAATTTAATTCCAAGAGCATTTAATGCATTAATTAAATCTGTATAATTTACGCCCTGTATTTTATCTCTTATTTGGGTAAGCAAATCTTCCATTTTATCTGTAGGAACTGTTATACTTCCTATATCAACTTTAACTCCATTTTGTAAATAATCTTTTATTGCATCTGCTAATTCATCAAAATTTATAACATAACTTGGCAGGCTCAACTCAATCACCTCTAAACATAATCTATATTATCAACAAGGTTATCTAAATCCTTATTAATCTGTATTGTCTTTATACTTCCATCAGGATAGGTTGTTTTAATCCTATACACTTTCCCGTTGGTATCTCTTATAAGTTCCTCACTCCATTGATTTGTCCCAGTTCCATATATACATTTAACTACTTTCTTCGTATTAGAATCTCTTACAAGCTGGACCGGATATTCAACAAGGTCACCACTATATTCAGCTGGTGAAGTATCCATAGATATTTTATTTTTAAGGTTTTTCTTCCTTAGTTCCTGGTTTAATACGTAAACTACTGGGTCTCTAAAATTCTTAAATCCCATACTCATAGATTTAACTTGCCTCCTTCATTACACCAGAAGCAAGCAGCTTAGGTATTTCGTATATAGTCCTTTTATCTCTCATACCTTGTAATTGCAAAGTATCAGTGTATCCGTTGTCTGCTGTTACCTCTGTATCTATACCAACAACTAAATAATATCCTGGATCTGTGTTATCTCTTATGAGTTTTACAACCTGTCCTAATTCTATATCCTTATTACCTTTAGTAGGTAAAATAGTTAACGGAGTACTTTTTCTCCAATACTCAAGATACTGCCATCCTGCAACAGCTTTCCTTTTTTCCTGTGTATTTGCCAATGCATTATCTACTATTTCATACCATTTCTCACCATTAAGATATTCAGTCATGCTCGGATCTTCAAACTTGTCAAAAACAGTTTGAGTTTTATCACCATCTTGAATCTGGCACATTATTTTCAAGATATTTTTCATCTCAGAAGCATCCCTACCAGCATTGTCTGTAGCCACATTTTTACTATCAACATATGTCCAATCAAAGTGGTTTATATCGCCACCACTTTCAACATAATCTGGATATTGTTCTTCTAAAAATATAGTGCCACTTTTGCTACACCTTATATTTGCATGCATTGTTTCTAAAAGGCTTTGTATAACATCCATATAAGCTGTACCTTCCTCTATATGAAGCTTTGGAATAGAATAATCAGTGCCGCCACTTCTATAAAAACTCAATCCTGCTCTAATTACTAAATCCCTTATTACATTAACTGCAGTAGTATTCACATAATCTATATTTTCAAATGTAAGATTTAAAAGCCTATAAATCATATCATGGCAGGTTAAAGTAATAACTTTTTCAACTTCATCATACTCATACTTCTTAATAATTCCAGAGAACTCTATATTTTCATCAAAATATATCTCAACTCTTGCAAAGTTATCTATTATGCCTTTGCTGCCACCTTTATATTCTGCAAGAGGTAAATGTTCAAATTGTGCAATTATAGTTGCTTCACTATTTGGAGTATCTCTAGCCCTATTTATCCTTATACTTGTATTACTATTTTGCAGTATAACCTTATCTCCATCTTCATTACTGTATCCCATACTGCCAATTTTCTTATATATCTCCACCCTATACTGCATCTGTATCACCTGTCCATCCAGAAACATCATGATTGCAAAGCATCTGTGTAGCTATATAATAAATATCTCCTTCAATTGTTGTATCTAGATCAAATTTCTCCTGTAGATAACCTTTGTATGTTACTCCAAATTCATTCACTAAGGTTAATCTCTCACTGTATCTTTTAACAAATTCCAGATATTTTTGTGCATTTACCTGAGTCTCTGCATCTGTATTGCCTTTAATGTTAAAAGCAGCTGTAAATTCAATTATACAGTCACTTTTAACATTATCCTGAAACTGACTATATCCTGAAACAGTTCTAACAGCCTTTCTAAAATAAGCAGGACGAGGAGGTTTATAATTTGTAATTGCAGCACCTGTATCTGCATCATCTGAATATAAAAGTTGTATATTAAATTCGTTAAGTCTAGATATATCCACTATAAACTACCTCCTCATCTTAATCTCTTATAACATCATTCATGAAGAAATCAACCAGACCATTTTTAAGTGAACTTTTAGCCATTGATTTTACTTCATTAGTAAGTTTTGCAGTGCCTTTTTCTCCTGTATCTGCAACTGTTACATACAGATTAATTTTGGGTTCAAAATTAAGAAGTTTGCTGGAGTTATTTCTTATATTACTTAAACTTCCACCTGAATGTCCTTCATAAGCACCACTTAATGCAATATCGTCTAATTTAGGTCTTACACTGCCTAAGCTTTTAATACCATTTGCTAATCTTACAAGCCTATTTTTAATAGGACTTTGCATTTTGTCTAATCCATTTATATAACCCTGACCAGTATTTACTCCGAATTCTGTAAAAACTACAGAAGGAGAATGAATTCCTAAAAGTGATTTAAATGTATTTTTTATGGAATTAGCTATAGACGATATCGTGTTTTTTATTTTACTAGCCATACCACTTATACCATTTACAAGTCCCTCCATCATAAAAACCCCTAATTCGGTGAAAACTGTTGACGGTGAATGAATTCCAAAAAAATCTTTAAATGATTCGAGTAATCTCTTTCCAAGATTAATTATAGATTTAATAACTTTTGGTATTCCTTCAGCTATACCCTTTACGATACCGTCAATCATGAATACAACGACTTGAGGTAATTTTTTAAACGATGTTATTAATGTAGTAAGAGCATCACCTATAGATGTAAACACTCCTTTTATAGCTTGCCCTAGAGCTATTGCTTTCTTTTTAAACCAATCCCAATGTTTTACAACCTCATATACTATTAGTCCTAATCCAGCAATAATTCCTATAGTTATTAATACATTCGGCTTAATTAATCCCGGTAGTTTGGCAAAAATACTTGCAGCTGATTTAAGATCCTTAAAAGCTTTCCCCATTGCTTTTGTGGCATCTCCTATTTTACCCATAGCCCCAACTACTGTAGCAGTTGATGTTATTATTTTGCTAAATATAATCATTGTAGGTCCAAATGCTGCAGCCATAACCCCAGCATAAACAATTATAGTTTGCATTGGTCTTGGAAGTTTATTAAAAGCATTTGCTAATGCAGCTACAAAATTGGCAGCTTTCTTTATTCCAGGAGCTAAGACATCTCCTACCCTTATTCCTAAAGTTTCAAGAGATCCTTTCATTGATTCAATAGCACCTTTTAGGTTTTTCTGCATGGTAGTTGCCATTTCATGACCCGCACCATCACAATTTTTTAACCCTTTTGTAAGCTTATTAAATTTATCAGGCCCCTGATCAACTAAGGCAAGCATTCCTGACATAGCTTCTTTACCAAACAATGTTTCCATAACACTTGCCTTTTGTTGTTCTGTTAATCCTTTAGTCTTATCTTGTAATTGCTGTATTACTTGTCCTAAAGGTAACATCTTACCGTGTGCATCAAAAAAATTCATACCTAATTCTTGCATAACCTTGCTTGCCTGTTTAGTAGGACTTGCAAGATTAGTTAAAGCACTTCTTAATGTAGTACCCGCCTGGCTTCCTTTGATGTTGGCATTACTTAACAATCCGATAGCAGCTGCCGTATCTTCAAAACTGATTCCAAGTGAATGTGCAACTGGAGCAATATACTTCATAGCTTCTCCAGTATCTGTTATTCCTGCATTAGTATCAGCTGCTGTTTTTGCTAAGACATCTGCAACATGGGAGGTTTTATCGGCTTCCATACCAAAACCCCTTAATGCACCACTTGCTATATCACTCGCATCTGCAATACTTACATCACCTGCTGCTGCTAAGTCCAGCATTCCTGGCATAGCTTGCATTATTTCATTTACACTAAATCCTGCACTAGCTAAGTTCTCCATACCTCCAGCAGCTTCACTTGCACTAAAATTTGTATCAGCTCCTAGCTTTATAGCCTGCTCTCTTAATTTATTAAAATCATCTCCAGTTGCACCACTAATTGCCTTAACCTTAGACATTTGGGCTCCAAAATCCATACTCATTTTCGTAGCAGCTGTTCCAACACCTACCAAAGGAATTGTCAAACCCTTTGTTGCTGTTTTACCCACAGTATTCATTGCCCCGCCTAAACTTTGTATCCTAGCTTCTGCAGAATTATTAGAATTCATAAATTGTTTCATTTGCTGGCCTGCACTGCTTAATCCACTTGTAAATCTAGAAGTGTCTAACTCCATAAAAGCAACTACAGATCCTGCATTTATTGCCAAATATACCTCATCTCCTTTCAGACATGAGAAAAGCACCTACTAAAAAAGTAAGTGCTCACTCATATATTAAATTTTATTTAATCCATTTTAACCTTTTTAAGATCATCTTTGATTTCATTTTGGTTCTGTTTCAGTTCCTTCACATCTTTAACCGTCAGTTCTATTACATTAGCCTTTTCATTTAGAGATTTAACAATATCCTTATGTGTATTTTCAAAGAAAAAAGAACTACCTAAGTGATTCTTTTTAGACTATTTTATGATTCCATAACAAACCCCGCTTAGAGCCTCGTAAAATAAAAATCCAAATAAAGATATAACAATAGCTTGCCATTTCTCCATGCATTTTATTTCGCTAAAAGACACATATATTAATGCCACAAGGAATATCTCTCCTACCATGCCAAATACAGCAGATAATGCTGATGATTCAAATCGATACTTACTACTTGCATAATAATCTCCACACAAAAATCCATAAAGTAAGCATCCAAGCAAACATACAAGCATAGATTCTAATTTATTCATAAATTTAGGTCTTTTAAAATAAAAAACTATCATTGTAATAAAAAAAATTATAGAAATAAGCGCAAATATATAATCCAATTCCATAATAATGTCCCCTCTTGAATGATATAATTTACTACATTATATCAAAATTATTCACATTATGTCCAATATTAACCATTTTATAGGGATTTATTATGTTTCATCATCCATTCAATTGTAGACTTATTATCATTAGCTGTATTCTTTTCTTCATTCTTCCATCTTGGTGCTTTAGGATTTTCCTTGCTTAATTCATATAGTATATAATCACACGCTTCATCAAAACAAAATGCATCATAATCATTTTCTATGTTTAAAATTTTGCTTGGTCTTATTTTGTACGTCCTTGCCATCACTATTATTGAGAGTATCCTTTGCTGCTGTACGAAAGGATTTTAAACCTTCTACCCCCTGTTGACTATATGCCCATAACTCAAATTTTTGTGTATCAGTTAACTCTAATCCTATTCCTTTAAGTTGTTCTATACTTGGCTCTACTAATGTACTTTCACAAATTATGTCAATAACTTTTCCATATTCTTTTAGATCTATTTGATCTATCTTGTCCTGATAAAATAATCTTCTGGCTACACCCAAAAGCTGATTAGGTATTTGCCCACTTTGGCATAACCCTAAAATAGAAAGCCTTTTTACTCTTACATAAAAAGGCTTATTCCCTGAAAAAGAACTCAATTCTATTATTTCTGTAGACATATTTTTTAACTCTTCCAAACTTGTAACCTTTAATTCTTCCATATATTTTTACCCTCCTAAACTCTATGCTGTAGTAAATTCAACCGTTATAGCTGTTGTATTTCCGCTTCCATCTGCTTTTCTAACTGCATTAGCTGTAGCTTCATATGTTACTCCTGCAGCTATTGAAGTAGGTATAAACGTAATTATCTTTTTAGTTGTATCCATAGTTACATTACCAGTGACTACTGAACCATCGGATTTTTTAGTAACTTTAAAATTAGCAGCTGTTACATCTGCATCATTTACAGCATCCGCAAAAGTCCATGTTACTCTGCAATCAGTTCCTACAGTAACTCCTGGAATACCTTTAGATGAATCAGGACTTGTTGGAGTTGGTGGATCTGGTACTGTTACACTACTTGGCTTAGTTGGGTCATCACTTTCATCCCCATTAGGCAACCTATCCACATACTCAATGTATACAGGTTTCTCGCCTTTTTTAGGTCTGCTATGGCTTTCAAATTCAGGCACATAAAACTTACCATCTTCAAATTTAAATTCTACTGGTGTCCCTTTATTATGTTTAAAACCAAATTTAACATACTTTACAGTAGAGGAATCATAATCTTTTTCTTCGCTGTACAGGTTTAGAGTAAAAGGTGTTTTATTCACTGCAACTCCAATTTGAGGTCCTTCATAACCACTGCTTGTCATAGTTCCACCATCTACTAAGCACATTAACTCTGGTGGAAAAGTATTGTCAGTTAACTTTATATTATATCCAATGCAAATATCTTCTGTACGGTTCATAGCAATTATTCTATTCTTCACCCTAAGTATATCTTCTTTGCCTTTACTCAAATCCGGCTTAATATCAGCTTTTTCAGCAGTATCAAAATAATACCTTTGTCCGGTAACTTCATTTATAATTTCAGCTAGTGCAATATTTGCTATTGGCATACCTTGAATTTCAGTTCCGGTTGAGCTTGTACTTTCTGACATTATATCTACCTCCTTAATCTTTGAAATGTTTGATATTCTATTGATTGTGTGTATCCATTTACACTATCATCTAAAACTATAGGTGTAATGTTCCCAGTAGGTCGTATATATTCTTTTAATTCGCTTAAAAAGCTTTGGATCTGTGATGTATAAGGCTCCGTATTTGAATAATTACTTGAGGGACAATAAATAATAACATCTAAAGTTTGTGATCCTATTTGATTACTTCCTTCAAATCCTGTAGTTCCTGTATTCTTTAAAACTATATAAGGATTTGTACATTTGCCCTTATGTTGTCCAGGAGAATATATGTCTACCCCTTTACTTTTTAAACATAAAAAAACACGTTCCCACACGGTACGCGGTTTATAAGTTCCTTTTATATAGTTTTCTAAGATATCTCCTGGAACTGCATATTTAAAATCTATTTCTGCCATAAAAAACACCTATTTTCCTAATAAATTCGCCATGCCACTAATAAATTCAGGTGTAAGTTTTCTAACTGTTGGTCTAAGTATTGCATACTTGCCTTCACTAGCAAGTTCCAACTTTGAAAAAGAAGGAGCTACTTCCATGCCGACTTCATCATCTTGACTTTTCCCTTTGGCATGAGCTAATTCTAGATATGGTGAATACTCCATATTTCCTGCAATATAAGCACTGCATTTACTTTGGCTCTCCCATTTAGATCCACCTTTTATAGTTTGTCTTGCATTACCGGTTCTATTTTTCCAAGGGGCATTATTTTTAGCATAACCCTCCATCTTTTTTCCCGCACTATCACAATAAATTCCTGCAGCTGCTTTCATCCTATTATTTACTTCACCATTTTCAGCAATCCTTTTTAGTAAATCAGCAGCATCAAATTTAAACCCAGACATAAAAATCACTCCAATCTTTTTAAATATGAATCATATATAATATCTTCTATGTTACCCTTATCAACTATTTCGTACTTAATACCACTTAGATCAAAATAATCATGTTCTTTTATTTTCCTAACTTCATCATCAACCACTATTAAAAACCTGTCCTGATAGTTTCTATTAAGATTTGCAGCATCTATACTATAATTAACTACATTAATAGAAGTACCTCCAGCGTGATAATATCCTTTTACTTTGCAAACGAACTGATCCTCCTGCTTCTCTCCAAATATATTTTCACCCTGTCTTAAAACTTTTACTTCTTTCATAAAAGGTGTTACTTTTCTAATTAGTTGATTCCTTATCCTCTGTTTTCTAGTTTCATCCCATCTCATTGGCCATCAGCTCTTTTCATGCTTGTAATATAATTCGGTGCTGGTTTAAATTGTTTTGCAAATGCAAGCCAATATTCTCTATTGCTAGTTAACTTTATATCGGATAAGGTAAGTGAATCATCTGCCACAGCCTTTTTCATACAGCCCTTATAAGATGCTGCTTGCACATCTCCATTATTTTTATCCAACAAAAGTTGAAGGTCCTCATCATCAAAATAAGGATACTCCTTTTCTTGTAAATTGAATTTTAAAATATCTAAATTAGTAACCATAATTTTTCACCTGCTTACTTATCAGCTGGAGGAACTTACTGACCATTGTCCTGCCCAGTCTGCTGTGTTTGTACTGATGGAGTATAACTTATATATTCCTTATCCTGTAATTCTTTTAAATCAGATTGCCTTATTTGAAGCTTTTCTCCAACTTTTTTAGTTTTGGTATCATATTTTATATTAACCTTTGCAATTACCTCAATCATATCTTCCTTGGCCTTAGTTGTTGCCATTTATATCAATCCTTTCATAATAAATTAAGTATAGATAAGAAATTAATCTATCTATGCTACAGTTGCTATAAATACTTCATCTGAATGTTCAAATGAAGGCATACAAATTTGGGATACCTTGGTTTGTATCTGCACCGGATCTGTTTTCTTTACTGTTGTTACAGCTATTCCATTTCTAACTATAGATACATTAGCAGAGGCACCACTCATTAAATCAGCTTCTTCTGGAGTTGTACCGTAGTGAGTATTTCCAAGAGTGCCTTTAGGAATTAAAGTTATTTTATTATCTGGATAATATGGAAGTTGAGTAGTTCCATCCTCGTCAAAATATTTTCCATTCTCAATAGCAACACTAACACCTAACTTGTTTTGCAGATATGCAGTTATAATTGCATCTGTCATTATGGTTGTGCCGTCTTTGTTTATATCTAATTTTATAGCCTTATTTTGCTTTATCAAATTAAAAGTAGCTTTAGTCATAACAAGTATTGAAGGAGTAACCCCCTGATCTGTTTCAATTTTATTTACCCATCTTTCTATATCTCCTACAATATCCGCATTATCAAAATCACTCCATTTAGCAGTTCCTGTAAGTACTTCTTGATGCCCTGCAGGTATTTCAAAATCTAAAGAAATGTCTGCATCAGCAGTTGAAATATATATTTTCCCATCAGATAGTAATTGCATCCTCATTCTTTCAGCTTGAATGTCTGCGCCATCAACTAAAGTAGAAATATCCCCATAAATATTATTAAGGATTAAATCTCTCATCTGCTGATTGTTTGCCTGCATAGCTAAAAGTAAATTTTGCCTATCTCTTTCTTTTATAACTACAGATTCCTTGAAGAAAGGCATTTCCTTAGTTTTTTCATCAACGCTGGCTCTTAATGCTCTAACCTTTACTGCTACATCAAAAGCACTTGGTTTTAATGCTACGGCCTTATTTTTAGCACCTTTTATAAGGGTTATATCTATTCCCATTTGTTTTGATGCCGGAAATAAAGCCGCACCTAATAAGTTCTGGGGTGGTAAATTTGTTATATAAGTTGTCACATTTTCAGGATTCAAAACATCCATAAAATTAATTGCCATTAATATCATCTTCCTTTCTAGACTATTTCTATGAGTTTCATTGCTAAAAGTGCCTCTGCTGTCGGTTGAGTAGGTATCTGTTTGCTATCTATGATTCCATGAACAACCACTGGAACTGTTTCTACTCCTGTAGAGTTAGTAAAATCAACATCTTCATATACAAGTCCATAAGCAGTATTGTCATTAACTATCTTTCCTGTCTTGTCTACGATACTTCCAGCTGCTAATACCTTCTTGCCATTGGCATCTGCTGTAATTAAACTTGAATTAACTTTGATTGGTAAACTTATAAAGTGCTGCGCATCCCTAAGTATATTTTTATTTTCTCCAAAAATTGTTTTTGATGATTGAATACTCAATTTTTATTCCTCCTATTTTAATAAAAAGTCGTCGATACCTTTAGCTGCTGCTTGCTGTTCTGTCCTTTGCCTTGCAAGCCTTTCACCTATGTTCATAACTTTATCTGTTCCTGTAGATCCTGGATTACCTATATTCCCAGTTCCACCTGGGTTTGCATTACCTCCTAAATTATTCTCTTTACCATCTTCATTAAATAAATATCCATCAGATTCTTTTAAACCTTCAAGTTGCTCTTTAAGTCCTATAATATCTCCACCATCAAGCTTCAAGTTTTCTATATTTAAAAGTGCTTTGACCGTTTTAGGGTTCTTAGCCTTAGCACTTGCAAGAGCCTTATCTAATTTAGTATCAAAATTTAGTTTTTCAATTTTAGCTTCACAGTCCTTAGTAACATTTTTATTTTCTTCTTTGAGCTTTTCAATCTCAGTTGTAAGTTCTTCATTGCCTTTCGCTTTTTCCTTTAGATCCTCAAGCTGTTTGTCCCTGTCTTTAAGCTGCTTTTTATAATCTTTAATAGAATTATTTGCGGTATCAAGTTCAGATTTTTCAACATAGCTTTTACTATCCACTAGATCTATATCTTTATATTTGTTCTTTACTCCATCTGGAATAGCTTTGTAAGCTTCTTCTCCTAAAATTTCATTTAACTTTGGCATTATATCCTCTTCCTTTCTTAATTTTAGGCATAATAAAAAGCCTTATTTCTAAGACCTAAATCCTAGTTTATTATTTTCCACATATTTGTTAATTGCCACAGCCTCAATTCTATCTATATCTAAAACTACAGTACCATCTTCATCAGCAAATGAAATGATTTCTTTTCCGCCTATATGATCTTTAAATCTACATTGTAACATTTTTATAATATCTTCTTCAGCAGTTCCATTTATGGTTTCACCACTTTTAAGCCATATTAAGTAATCTTTCATGATCTCAACCTCTAATCATATTTTTCTCTAAGTTCATGCATTATTTCTTTATTTTCCTTAACTATTGCATCATGTTGCCTTTGTAAATCATCTATTTTTTTAATATTTTTTCTTATTCTTCTATCTGCATAAAAAGAAGTATATTCTTTCTTACAATGTGGGCAAATAAAATAGGTTCTCTGGACATTATTGTCTATCCATTTAGTTTTTAATTTTTTTATTTTAAATGTTTTACCACAAAAATCACATTTTATTTCTGACCTTTTCAACGTCTCTTTTAAATTATTTTTCATAATGTCCTCCTAAAAATAAAAGCACCTACTATTTTACCTAGTAAGTGTTTTTATTGAATCAATGAACTATATTTCTTAACTCTTTTCCTAAGTTCAAATTCATCAATTAAATTTTTGTCTGTTTCAGCAATATTACTGTCTGGTTCAAACATTTCACAACTCATATATACTTTATCAAGACTATCCAGCTCAATTCCGCTTAATTTTACCTGAATATCCTCATATCTATTTTGATAAGAACTAATAAATTGTTCTACATCAATCTTATCATTAAGATATTCATTTGTTATATCTATGAGACTAGTTGCTTCACTCGTCATTGTCTATCTCCTCCCAATCATCAGGAATCTTATTTCTCGGTGTTATAGTTATTATCTTACCAGTATCTTTATCAAAATGCGCTGATATTCCATTATATGCCTTAACCTGTGTTCCATCAGGTTCTACATAATTAAAATCGTTATTTAATGTATCCAATATTTGTTCTTTACTTTCAATTCTTCCCTGTCTAATTCTCCCCATTATCTTATTTAAAGCATGTTCTGAAACATCAAATCCATTGCTGCTAAAGTATATATACATATCATTAAGCTTTTGTGCATATTTAGGATTATAATTACCTTTCAAATCTATTTTACTACTATTTTGACCTTGTGCACCATCATTTTTATGATTACTGCTTTTACTGTTTTTTATATTTACAGAACCATTATTATTACTGAAATAGCCACCATATTCCTTATACCAATTATCTAACATAGTGTTAGAATTACCATCAACCCAATTTCTTAGCCTAGAGCCTATATTCTCTAAACTATCATCCAGTAAAGGCTCCTGATAACATAGTCCATTAGGATGATCCATAGGACAATCTTTAAGCAAATATTCTCTCCCATCCCTGTCCTTACATAAAGGACAGGTTCTACCCGGTGCAAAAACACTATGCCATCTAATCTTGGTTATAAATGGATTCCTTTCGCAACTTCTAAGCATAGCCAAAGTATAAGCATGGCTTATTGAAGTTCTAGCAAGTCTTTGAGCACAATAATCGATTGTTTTTGAAGTACCTGGATAAACTTTTTTCCATTTCCAATCCTTTTTTGCTTCTGGGTTAACACAGCTTTGAAGATCTTGAGCTAATTCATATGCACTTTTTTTTTCAGTTATGCCCTTTTGAATTATCTTATCAATATCACCATTTACTTTATTACCACTCCACCATATTCTCTTAGAAAGTCCTCTACCATCTTTATAGATATTGCCTTTAACAAGCTCTTCTACTGCATCACTAGGTACCTGAGAAAACATATTAGTAAATGATTTACTCATATTTAACCTATACTTTTTATCTATAAGATTAAAGAAATCAAGCTGAATGCCTGTGGCTATGCTTGCACTTTTCAAAATATTTTCTACAATCTGTTTGAATAAAATTTTGTTTATCTGCTTTATTTGAGACTTTACAGCTTTTTTATAGTCTTTTGCCCATCTCTCTGTTAAACTTCCTTTTTTAGCCTTATCAGCTTTAACTTGAAGATCCTTAGCAGCTTCTTTATATAAATCTCTAATTTGTTTAAACTGCTTTCTTGTAAGCTTATCTCTGTTCTCCCTGGCTTGCTTAATTAATCTTTGGTACTCATTCATCTAAATTACCATCCTGGGTTGATTGCATTTCATCATTTTCAGCTGCAGTAATATCAGATATATCCTTAATTATTTCATCCATCTCGCCGTCTGCATCCTCAGTATTTGAAAAGTCCTTGATGTAAGATTTATGACTTCTTACATTGGCTTGAACCTCATTCATGGCCAACATCTTTTTATCGTCCATGTCCTCTGGAATGGGGAAATTATGATTAAACACGATATTAAATTCTAAATCATCCCATTCATGATTCCAATTCTTATAACAATTAAACTTACTGCAGCACTCAATAATCAGCTTAATTAAATCTTTTATTACTGGCTCCCATGTATTCCATTTCTCGTTACATCTGGCTATCAGGTCATTATAAAGATACTTCAATGCCTTAGCTGAAGGAACATTTTTAAGTTCTTCCTGTCTCGGCATATCTAAAGTTTCATACATATCTTTTTCAGCTCTATCAAGAAATTTTTCAGCAGGATCGGCAGAGGTAAATGAACTTTCAAGCCTTTTTGCATCAGCTTTATGATCTTCATCTACACTTTTTAGAGGGATTATAGCTCCTGGAGCAACCTTGCAACTATTTACGCTGTTTTCATCAGCATCTATAATTACCCTTTCTCCAAACATATTGAATCTAAGGGCATCTGCATAGTCAGAAACTTTCCTGTTATAGCTATTTTGTGCATCTCTGAGATCTGTTACATCACTTTTACCATGTATATCTCCAAGCATAGCATCATTTAATATAACCCATGCAGGCAGTCTATCAAGTTTTGTATCTACTATTTCTATAGAAACTGGCTTATCAAAGTTTCCATTAGTAAATGTCTCTAATTGGTGCATGCAGGTGTTATTTTCTAAGCTATAAGTATGCCTATACCATATTTGCTTGTCCTGCTCTAGATCTGCTGTGTCCGGTTCCTGAACTACTAAAATAATTTGTTGTAACCTTTTATAGTTACTTGATGTGGTTTTATAAGTGAAGTCATCTATAGGATTATAAAAAATATTTATTGGCTGTTCGGGATTAGCTTCAATTCTTAAAAGCACTCTTCTTCTGACAGTACAATCTAAAAAAGCCTTTAAAGTATCACTCCAGAAGCTGTTATCAGTAAGTATTTTATCTATAAACTGCCTTAGTTCTTCGCATTTATATTTATCTTTTATATCATATGGCTTGAATAGAATATCAGGAGGTATGCTAAACATGAACCTGGCCTGTTTACGGAGAAGCGGACCCACCTTGTTTCTTATGTCCTGTGCTGGTACGTAATCCAAATCATCACTAACTGTCCATGACTGTCCAATGGTTTCTGAATCACTTATTGCTAAAGATTCATCCTGGCATTTCCCTTTGTAATAAAAATAATCATTTTTAGATTGTTTTCTTTCTTTTAACTGTGCATTTGTCAATCCTAGCAACTGTTGTCTAGTATCCATTAGAATACAGCGCCTCCTTTTCTTCTGTGATAAATATTACTTTTAAGACCTCTGCCTTTACTGTAAACACTATCCGAGTATTTATCATTAATATTTTTATACAAAATTGTATTAACAAAATATCTTACAGCATCCATGGCATGGTCCATAACCTTTAATGGTTTATCTTCTCCATGTTCAACAGCTTTTTCATCCCAAATATAAGAGAAAAATTCCTTGAATGTATTTAAACAGCAGTCATTAAATTGTAATAAACTCTCATTCAATGCACTTGCTACATTCCTTATTCCTTCAAGTACATCATTCTTAGCCTTCCTAACTTTAAATTTCCCTTTTTTCTTTATCAAAGCTATAAAACTTGCTGCACTTGGATCTATTACCACAGCTTTTATTTTTCTATTTCCTACAAAGTTAACTAAATCCTCATAATACTCATCATCAGCCTTTTGCTTTCCTTTATCTCTTCCTGAATAATAATATTCATTAACCAAATACCATTTATCTAAATACTTACCCCATAAAAGAAAAGTAGTTGCATTTTGTGTACCATAATCACAGCTAATATAATATTCCTTGTAATCTCTCAGTATTGTCTGTACCTTATGCTTTACTTCATCAAACATATCATAAATTAATCCTTCGGCTTGTACCCATAACCCTAATATATAACGCTTAAAGAATACTCCTGTGAACATTCTTCTGAATTTCTCCTTGACCTTCTCTGAAAGGCTTAAGTTATCATCCATAGTAAAATGCATGTAGAGTATATTTTTCTCTTTAGATTTATCTATGAATTCTGTTTTGATGAAATGATAAGGTGAACCTGGATTACAATTCATAAAAATTTTAGCACCTTCAACTGAACAACGGCCTATCATTTGATCTACAAAATTTTGAGGAAATAAAGCTACTTCATCTGCTAATGCTCCTGCAGCTGTTAAACCTTGGAGCCTATCCTGTGACTTCTCATTATTAGCATCATACATATAGTAAGTATTATCACCAATAACAATATAATTTTCTGACCTATTATATTCATATTTAAGTCCCCAAGAATTTAATATCTGCTGCATAGGTCCTATTACATTCTTTTTAAGTGCTCCTATGGTTTTTCCAGTAAGAATAAAGTTTTCACCACTAAAATGCTTTAGTGACCATCTTAAAAAACTGCATATCATAGCAATAGTTTTACCTGATCTTATAGCACCATCAGCTATAACTATGTCCTTATCTGCAAATGGCGATCCTTTTTCCCAGAAGAACAATAATTTTTTTTGTTTTAATGAAAATGGCCGAAATTTAAATCCTTTAATCTTCTTTTCCTTCATCATTTTCATCATCCTTAAATAATTCTTTTACTTCATCTTCATTTAATGTAGTAGCTTTTATGAAATTATTAATACCTTCTTTATCGTACTCATTGGTACCATTAGAATTACTAATATCAACCTTTAACTTTTGAATTCTGAGTTTCTGCTCTTCTGTAGCCATATCCATATGTTTAGACAACCAATCAAGGGCTTTCATCTTATCCTGAAGCTTAATTTTAATACCATCCTTACCTTGTGATACTTCTGAAATGACAGTACCATCTACTTCATCATAATTATTAAAATCAGTATAGTTATACTTAATTTTCTTTTCCTTACCCTTTTTATCTTTAACTTTATATTCTCTTTGACCAAACTTTATATAATCTGTTATGTCTGCAAATGCTATGTCCATATACTTTTGAAAGATATCATCTGGGCTTAACATTGCTCTATTAAGCCTATTTTGTTTTAGCCTCTGAATTTCTTCTTTAACTGTAGTTTTCTGTAGTAGTTGGTACCCTATTTCTGAGGCTCTATTTTTTGAATACCCAGCTTTAATAGCAGCCTTAGTTGCATTAAAGCATTTAGGATAATAGATACAAAAGAGTCTTTGCTTATCGGTAAGTTCTGGGTTTAATACCTCAGTAACTTCTTCAAGCTCTGGCTCTTTATTTATGATATTATTTTTACGTTTGAAACGTTCCGTATTTTTTGCACTTTTCTTTTGGAACGTTCCATTCAATTTACTGTCCCACTTATCTTTATTCTTCCACCCTCTTATGGTTCCAGGTGAAAGATTCAAAAGCTCTGCAATCTTTACTAAATCAATATTTCCATCATTCTCTTTATAAATCTCAAATGCTTTGTCTCGATTCGGGCTTCTCTGTCTTGGCATCCCTACACTGTCACCACCTGCCTATTCGTTTTGTTTTGGATTGGAAAAGAGCCTTATAATCGGATCTTACATTCTTAATATAGGGTTCTAGAGATATTTAATCGATCATTATACATAAATTTTCGCTTTTTTTAAATAATATTCATAGTCATTTACTACTGTATAATACTTTTTGTTTAAAATATTACATATATTATATTGTATATAGCTTATTGATACTTTGTCATTACTTGAATCCGTTCTAGGTATATACATTCTATCATTATCTACTTTTGTAACATAAAATGTATCTAATTTTTCTCATTTAAAACACAAGAAAAATCTAACTTTTTCAGCGTCTGTTTTCTCAAAAGCGTGAGTCCATAATCCACACAAACTTTCTTTATAGTCCATATCTAATTCAATGGTTACATTTTTATTTAGATTAAATATATAAATTTCCTCGTCTCTGTTATAATCCCAATCTTTTTCATCTGATTTTCCTATTATATTTATAAGTCCTTTCTTATCCATAATAAACCACCACTCTCCTTTTACCTATTATTTTTACAAAAAGAAACAATGCCCTTTAACTATCATTCGCCAATATCTAACTTAATTATTAATTTTCTCATTTAAAATATTTAAAACTAATTCATAAAATGTACACTGAATCCTTATTTTATTTAGTAACCCTTGCTTAAGTCTACTTGTGGCATAATAAAGAACACCCGAAATAAATAAAATCAAAATAACATCAAACAAAAAATAGATTACATTAATTTCAAGTGCCTTAAATGCCATAGTCACTAATATCGATATGCCTGTTGCTAAAAATGCAACAAATAAACTATAATCAATATTTTTTTCTCTTTTCTCACATAATTTCAATTTGTTATTAAAATATATTCTTATACTCAGAAGACTATATGGAATATTATGTACTTTTACTTTACCATATAAATCTCTGCAATCGAATTTGGTATTAATATGCTCAATCAAATCAAAGAGTTTCAAATTTAATTCTTTCTCATTATTTATATTATCAAATTTTTCTTGCTTATTGATATCTAATTCCTCATTTGCATATCTGTAATAACTTTCAATAACCTTTTTATCCAAAACATACATCTCCTTAATATCATACTCATATATTCGTCACAGTTCCCAAAATTCCTTCCAAATTAGCAGGAATTTAACACGAAGTGTTGAATATTGGATTAAAAGGTAGCTGGCTTATTAAGGAGATGATTGCCATAGGTGGAAACACAGGTAAAGGATATCGTAAAGGTGCAGTTAAAGGGCGTTCTCAAACTCATAATCCTAAAACAAATTCATGGGTCGAAAGAGACTCAAATACTGGTAAATTTATAAACAATAAAACTTCAAATAGTAAACCATTTAAAGGAGTAACAAAGGAAGATTAATATAACCTAAATAAATTGCCAGCTACCTTACTTTAAAAATATCATTATCACTTAAAACTTGATATAAAGCATTAGATAACCTTGTTATACTTTCTTCATCTTGCTCCCATCCACAGAATTCAAATATACCATGTATTATTTCGTGTAGTAAAATATTCTCTCCATATTGTTCCTCCAAACCTTTTTTTATTCTGATCTCTTGTGTAGGAAAAACTATTTTCCCATCAACATTTAAGTTACCTTCATCACATATATCAACTAATTTAATCCTATAATCTATTCCACCTATTTTTATACTTTCAGGTAACATTAATATTCACCTCACTTGCTTAATAGCTCCACCCTTACCTCTTCTATAAGAACTATGTTTCATTAGTTCCAAAATATCAGAAAAGGAGAGGTGTTCTTGTTTACCTCTCCCAGACTTCTTTTTATTATTTTCTTTTAATTTCTTATGTTTATCTGATTGCTGTACCTCTAATATTTTTTGAACTTTCACACCTCTCACCTATCTTCTAATTAGATTTTATTCCACTTATTCCAATATATATAATAATCATTGACACGTCTTTTAAGGCGTGTTATTCTGTAATTACAGGGAGGGACATAAATGAAATCTTACTCATCAAGGGAAGTGATTAAAATACTTGAAAAACATGGATGGTATTTAAAAAGAATAATTGGTGACCATTATCAATATACCGACGGTCATCAACTAACAACAGTAAGACATCCAGTTAAAGACATAGGCTTAAATAACATAAAGAGTATTCAAAAACAAACAGGGATTAAATTTACTTAATCCCTCCCTTTTCCCTTGAAAGTTTAATATATATTATTCCCATAGGAGGTTAAACAAACATGAAAAAAGATGTTTATATTTATCCAGCTATATTAACTCAATATAAAGACAATATAGGTATCACATTTCCTGATTTACCTGGTTGTGTTTCAAATGCTGATAATATGAATGAAGCTGTTAAAAATGCTAAAGAAGTTTTAGCTCTACACTTATTTGGTATGGAAGAAGATAATATTGAAATACCCGACCCATCACCAATAGATAGAATTAAAGTCAATAAAAATGAGATCCCTTTACTAGTAGATGTTTATATGCCATTATATCGTGAAGCTATTCAAAATACTTCTGTTAAAACAACTGTTACTATGCCTCAATGGTTGAAAAATTTAGCCGAAGAAAATAGTATAAATTTTTCACAAGTTATTCAATCAGCTCTTAAAGAAAAACTTAATATTAAAAGCTAACAATTATCTTAGTTAAATGGATGTGAAATTAGTTCGCATCCATTTATTTATAGGCATAAAAATAAGCACCAGTATAATCACCTAGTGCTTAAGTTTATTTATATAATAAAGGGAACTTATTATACACTTTTCAATTTTTTCTGTAAGGGTTATTTCCTTAGGACAATTATTATTATATATAGTAAATATTATGGTTTTGTGTAATTTTTGTTACTTGTTTATATATATTTTTTTAATATTCTATGAATAAAGCACCAAGTATTGCCTAGGTGCTTATTCTGTATTAAACACAGTACATTTATATTAAATTTATTTTATTTAGGCTCACTCGCCTATATATTTATTATATTACATTTTGGCAAGATTTTAATTCCTTTGTAGTTCCAATTTGATTACTACCTACTTACTCATTACTTCCTGATATATTGATAAACAAAATCTTTGAAATGAGTACTTAATTATTTTCTATAATTAATTTTTCTGCTTCTGAAAGATTAAACTTTGCATATACTTTCTCTTTGTTTTTTCTTCCATTAAAAAAATCATCCATAAGTTTTTGTTCTTTTGAAGTTCCTGTACAATGGTCGGATAATACATCCCAAACAGCTCCATCACCAGCGACATTCATCCAACAATTTCCACCGCATTCAAATTCCTTTTTACATTTACTCATTTAAATTCCTCCTTAATTTTGATTCGTTAAAATTTCATTTTATGCATTAATATTTATAATTTTAAATATACTTACTTTTCGTTCTATATTCTTCCAAAGGGTTTGTTTTACTTTTATAGAATTATCACCTAGAAAGGTAGTGATATTATGCGTTTAAATAATGACTGTATACGAGACATTCTTCTTTATATTGAAGAACACACAACTGATGAATACCCTTTTGTTTCTGTTTCTGATTTAAAATCTAAATTACAAAAATACAGCTCGGATGTTATTAATTATCATGTAAGACAAATTGATCAAGCTAATTTAGTCAATTCAGTTAGTTATGCTGATGATGCTCCTCAAGATATTGCTGGCTTATCTTGGGAAGGTAATATTTATATATCAAATATTAGAGACGATAAAGTTTGGTCTAAATTAAAAGATGCAACTAAACATTTAGCTTCCGTAAGTTTACCAGTGTTAATAGAAAAAGCCCCCGATATAGTAAAACATTTTATAAAATAATACTTTATAAGTTGGCTAGTTGATTCTGGCTAACTTATTTTTTTAAAAGCCTTTTCTATTTCTTCAACGGTATATTTCCCAATATGCTCAACTGAATAGAACATCTTTTGACCATCTGGCATTAACCTGTAATATTTATACTTGTTTATCCAAATTTCATTTTATGCACTAACCCATACATCCCAATCAATTATGTTTTCAACAAGTCTGTGCCTTCTTTTAGTAGCTCCTCCTGGAGACATATTAAACTCCATTCCCAACTGCCAATCTTTTTTTCCATACTTATATCTCTCTTTTAAAAACTCCTGGTCCTCAGCCCTTAAGTCTTTTATATTAGCTTCAATAAATGCATTGTCTGCTTCAATATTCCTAATAGTTTCTTCTATATCAGCGGTCTGTTCTTTTTTCCAAGACTGTTCTCTTAACAACTTGTCGGTTATACGCAGTAAAGTCCTCTCGGTATAGCTTTCGCCTGTAGGACTTGTCTGCACTCTCTCTTCATAAGTAATTGATTTAGATTCTTCGGGGAGGTCTATATCAATATTTCTTAACTTGTACTCTATTTCAGATATTTGCTTTTTCAAAATTTCTAGCCTTTTGTTTAGAACACTAACCTTTTTATCCTTGTTGAAATAATTAAAAAGTTTTTGCCCCATATCTCTAAATTCTTTATTATCTACCATTTTGAAATCCTCCCCTTAAATTTTATTATTGTCTATGCCTAATTCTAAGTATCTTTACACCCGCAGCCATTATTCCAACACATGCTACGGCAGCTGTTATATACAAAACTATAAATTCAAATAATACTTTCACTCAATCACCCCTATAAAAAGCTTTGTTGCACACTGCTATTCCCTCTGTTCTTGATTTTGTCAATCTTAGATTTAAGTATCTTTTTATGTTTCTCTGAGATGCTGTATTTTAAAGAAAGTTTCAACCTTTCTAGCTCAGTTAATTCTTCCATATCATTTCTCCTCTGATATTAATAATTCTTTCATAGGTATATTGAAGAATTTACAATATATTTCAATGCATTTTTCTATATATGTTTGCTTACCCTTCAATGTTTTACAGTTACTTGCCTTTACCAATATATCCAATACTTTATCTGGTGCCTTTCTTTCAGTCTTATCTTCAAGTTCTTTTTCCAACCTTAAATTTTCCTTATCTAACGTTTCTGACATGTCAGCTTTATCTACCAATTCCTTAAGCTCTTTATAGCTTAATGTTACCTTTGCACTTTCCAGCATCTTTTCACCTCCTGGACGTAAAAATTTCATTTAGTCCCAAATTAGTCCGCCTTTAAAATCATAAGTAAATCCAATAGTTTCTAATTTGTTTTGATATTCCAGTTTTTTTATATAAAATTGTTGTAATCCAAAACTTGATAAGATTTTGTCTCCAGGTTGTGCCCCATCAAATCCTTCTCCATTTTCAATATCATCTTCATCAAGAGCATAAAACTCACAATTATTTTGGACCCATTCGCTAAATTCATCTTCAAGGTACTCTATAACTGTTCTAAGTTTGGCATCTTTGCCGTTATATTCATATTTTCCTATAATTAAATTCTTAGGCAAGTTTTCTTTGCCAAAAATTTTTTCCAGTTGCCAATCATAAACGCCTGCATGAAAATAGATATTTGCTCCTGCATCCATATAAACTGCTTCTGTATTTGTATCTATAACAAAGCCATAAAGAGAAGCATCATTTAAATTTTGATTATATTTAATTACCTTATTTTCATTTTCTTTATAATGTCTTTTAATATCATAGTTGTCTACAGACATTTTCACTTGAATTCCAGGTGCGTCTACTATATCATCAACTATCTTATTTATTACAGTACATTTAGTTCTTGCAGGGATAAATATATCTCCAAATCTCATATCATATCTTGTCAAACAAAACATTTTAATTCCCCCTTAACTTTGATTCGTAAAAATTTCATTTTCCACACTAATCAAATACATCTACATTAGGATTTTTTTCTATACAACTTTCCATGCTAAACCAATGTTCTTCACTTTCAGCATCCTTTTTAGGAGTTTCTTTTTGGTATTTTTCAGCATAAATTTTCTCCGATAAAATAGCTTTATAACCATTTTTAAAATTTATTAACCATGCACTTCTCATTTTTTCACCTTCTCTTATATAATGCATACTCCTTACATTTTTTCGTCCTCTTCACCCATTTCAAAAAGATTTATCTGCCCTGGTATTTCCCCAGTTGATCTTCTTCTTTTGGCTATGTTGGCTTTTCTCCGTTCCTTGTCCTCCTCAACTACCTTCATAACCCTACGCCAACAGGTCGGTCCTATTCCTCTTTTCTTACTTTCAGAATCCTTTAGTTTCCTATGGCAGATAAGACATCTATCCATTTTTAAACCTCTCTTAATATCTTTAAATCTACTTTAGGATATCTCAGCTTGAATTGCTTATACGTCCTTTTCCATTGCTGACTTTCATAACCCTTAGTATCTTCAACATCGTATGTTCCATCATTATTCAATATTAAAAAATCAGCAGTATACGTTATTGCTTTATTTTCTCCATTGCCTTCCTGAAGAACAAACTCAGGCTGCAATATGAATCCTGCTATTTCTCCTGCATTAAATAATAGCTTCAGTTGGCAATATCTCTGACACTCTAATTGAGATCTAAAATACAATCCATCATACCAAACACCTTTATTTCTATATTTTTGTACCTTAATTTTGGGTTTTTCTGCTGCTTGACCTCTTCGCTTTAAAAACTCATCATATTCCTCTTGAGTCCAGTTCATATCTGCCTTGCCTTCCTTCTTGATGTTTTTTCAAAACCTTTTATACCAATAGCAGTCAAATCACTTTCCATTCGCCTTTGCTCGTATTTCTTATTTTGCCTTTCCCTTTGTATCATTTTGTAAGTCCATTCTGCCTTTTCTTTAGGAGTTTTGAGGTCCATCTTCATCACCTACTATTTTTTTAATATTCTAAAACTCTCATACACGAATTCTAAGCAACTTTTATTTTAAAATGTGTAATTATATTACTTGTACACCTATCCTTAAAATTTACCCTGTTTTCGACTAAAATTTGCATATTTATGTGCTGTGCTTTTATATAATTTTCAATTGTTCTGTAACTTCTGGCTTGTAATTCATTAAAATTAATTCAGTCCGTACCGGACACTTATCTCCATCAGTTCTCTTTTTTATTTGGCTGGCCGTATGATACTCAGCTCGGTACCAATCAGAATATAATTCATTTACTAATGGATCCGGATAGTAACAAACCATAGCTTTGCCTTTTATGTTTTCAAGAATCTTATTTAGCCTTATGTGGTCTTCCCTTTTAAATCCTCCGAAATACATATCTTCATGTCCTATATACGGTGGGTCTAAGAAAAACAACGTATCCTTGGTGTCATAAAACCTTATTACTTCTTCAAAATCCCTGCAAAGTATATTCCAGTTTTTTATTAACCCTGCCATCCTAGGGATTAACTTCGTTGCTGAAACTAACTGTTTAGCTTTATTCTGTGTCTTTGAAAGCCCTATACCATTCTTGTACTTGTGACCTCCACCGCCAAAACAAACACGCATTAAATAATAAAACCTAACTGCCGATTGAAGTTGATCTTCTGGCCATGGTTCCCATTTCCACTTTTCATACAAACTCTCTGAATACGGAAGTGAGTTGCACTCTTTATAAAGACTTCCTGGATCATCTTTTAGGACCATCATGTAATTTACAAGTCTATCATTTATGTCATTGATAACTGTCATATCAGCAGGTCTTATAGTTTCTTTGTAAAAAGTAACTGCCCCTGATCCAAAGAAAACATCTGCAAATATTCTATGTTCAGGCATAAGCTTAAGGTATCTTTCTTCTTTCCCATGTTTGCCACCAATCCATTTGATATTGCTTAAATTCTTAAGTTTCAATTCAATCTATCCCTTTCCATCTATTCCTAAAAGTTTTCTCTCTAAGTCTTTAAAATCATAGTCCCTCTGCTCAAAATTATTAAACGTACTTTCCTTGTGGCAGCCATACTTAACGTTTTTAGTGCTGCTTTCCTTGCCATTTGCAGCCCAATTTTTTAGTATTTTAGCCATATACTCTTTTATAAAGCTATTTTTATTGCTGATAGTTATGAGTAGTGCTTCTTTGCACCAATCATACCCATAAGTTTTTATAAACACGTTTAAAGCTGCCACATGTTTGCTTATACTTTCACCCGGTTTTAATGTTTCGTAATATTTACAAAGTTCAAGTGATTTTTCAGAGAGAGAGTTTCTGTCATCAGAAACCTTTTTTCCTTCTCTCTCTTCTTTACTTTTCTTTACTTTACTTTCCTTTACTTTACTTTGGGGATTAATGTTTGCATTAACTTCCTCGTTATTAGAGTTAATGTCAACAATAACTAAGTTTTTGTACACATTAATGGTTTCATCATCTAAAAGTAGGTATTCTTTGTATATTTTTACCTTTTGCCTTCTCCCTACTGCTTCTATATAACGTCTTTGAATTCCCTTGGAAGTAAGTACGTTGTAAGTTTCAAAGGCATTTTTATCGAACAATTCCCACTTAACGCAATCATTAATGATTGCATTAAGTGAGTTAATGTCTACATTAACCCTCTTTGAAAACAATAATTGCTGTTTTTCTGTCCACTCATAGAAGTAACCGTGTTTATAAATTTTCATTAATAACTTAACTACTACACCAAAACCAACTAATCCATGTTGTGCTTCTATAAGTGCAACTTTATCATCTTGATCCATATCTACATCTAGAGGAAAATATTCCAATCCTTCTTTTTGAGGCCTAGCCAATGTAATCACCTTCTCCCATAGTTCAATAACTCCTTATGACTTAGTATTTTCCGAAAATGGTGTACCTTCGTATGGATCTTTACCATCATCTGAACTATTTGTATCTTCTCCAGCTTCGGTATACTCCACATCAGTAGCTTCTACTCCCTGAGGATCTTCTGTTCCTTCCTCAAGAAGTTCATAGTTCTCTTCGTCAGTCTTAATTATCTTATTATCACTTATGACTGCTTCCTGCATATCAATACTTAAGATACCCCAAGTAGATAACATATTCTTTAATACTGTCTTTCTAGCCATAGCATCAAAATCTGTTTTCCATGGTCCGTTGCCAAAACTTTTGCTAAACCTTTTAGCATGTGATGTTACCTTTTCTTTACTCCAGTAAACCATTTTTTCAAATCCGTTCAGCAATCTAAAATACGCTGCATATCCAATAACCGCATCAGATTGTTTATTATCAAGATCAAGTTCTATCTCTTCAGTAAGTGGATTAAAACTTTTGAGCTGTCCTTCGTAAATCTCCGTAACATTTAACTTTTTATACTGTCCGGACCTTTGAGCCATCTGTATAAATCCTCTGTATCCTATTTGAAATTGTGCTTCTAGCTTCCCATGATTCTTAAATGGTATAATCCATGCAAAACCGAGGTTAGGATCTATCGGAAGTTTCAAGGAAGCTGCCTTTAAGGCACTCCCCAAAACTGTCATGTTGTCGCATTTCTTTAATTTATCCTGCTTTAAATTAAGTAAACTTGTTATAAAACCATCAGCTTGTTTATCAAGCATATCCTCAAATCTTTTCTTTATTCCTGCTGAATACACTAAAGCCTTGAATGGATCTTTAGGTAACTTTTCCTTTTCTTTCTTAGCCAATTCATTTTTTAAGCTCTTGCTTGTAGCCATACATTATTCACCCTCTCTTCTCAAATCTTCTTTAAAATTGCACATTATCTTGTCCTCATCACTGTCATAGTAAATTGAATCTATAAAGTACTCTGAATCACCTGGATCATACATTTTAAAATTGTTCCTGTTCATAGACGCCAATTGAACATTAAAATTATCTATAAGTGCTGTAAATGCTGGATTTGACATTATGCTTTTACCTCCTTGATACTAAATTTCCTGTACGAACTCGTATTTAGATACTCTTTAAATAACTCAGGATGATCTTTCCTAAATCCCTTACTATCAAATCTATTTGAAGTTATGCTCTTCCAGTCAATTTCATAATCAGGTGCATATCCCACCTCGGCTTCACCTAGTTCAAGTTTTATGTTATTTTCAATTTTCTTAGCCTGTAATTCTAAATCCTTAATTGTATTTTTAAGTTCAAAATAATCCTTTATCTTGTCCTTATATTCAGACTTTAGATTCACACTAGTTTCAGGAGTTGAAGCGCTGTACCTTTCCCTTAAATATTTTTCTGCTGCTGTAGATCCGTCTAGTGGAGGCGGTACCTTTTTAACTATGAAATTCTCCCAAAAATTCTTTTCTGCATCTATAATCATTTTTATAAGCTCCTCATCCCTATCTACTTCTTTATAAAGAAACTTTTGCCCACCTATAAGTACTGCTATATATGCTTTTTCATACCCTGTTACTGCTAAGTAATGCATGACTTGTACTAAATAACTTGCAGGTATTTCATCAGAATCCCATTCTTTAGCTCCAAAAGCATTTACTGTTTTACATTCGAGTAATGACTTTTCACCTGCTACCTCTCTATCCAAATTTGCTGTCATAAAAGGATATTCAGTACTTTGAAGTATTGCATTTCTCCTTCTAACCTTTTTACCTGTCCTCTTTGAAAATTCTCTTGCAACAAGATCTTCAAGTTCAGTCCCCCAGTAAGCAGCTTCACTTTGCTCACTAGGTTCATTTATTTCTTGAGTTTTATCCATGTATACTTGAAATGGTGTTCTCCACTTATTTACTCCAATAATTGCTCCAGCATCAGAACCGCCAATGCCATGCTGTCTGCTTTTTAGCCATTCTAGTTCTGTCATATCTTTAGTTTTAACTAATACCTTGTACAATCTTTCTCCCTCCATATTTGATTTTTTCCCCATTTCACGATAAAATGGGATTAATGAATTTTTTATTTAAACTTTTACCCTTTACCAGAGGGTCTTTTTTATACCTAAAATTTCTTCTAACTGATTCTGTGTAGCTTCATCAATACTGTTTAAGGTTTGTCCTGTCTTTGGATCATAAATCTTATCTCCATCAAGTTCATATTTAACTTCATCTATAGCTTCTTTATATCCGTAGTTATGTTCAAATACCAAACTCTCGACTTTATTAAGTGCATTTGAAAGCATATCTATTTCACCCCCTTTCATGCCACTTTTTTTAAAACACAATAGACTCTAAGTGCAATAGTAACCATCTGCTCTAAACTCGTCCTCTTCCCAAATTTAATGCGATTTTCTCTTATATCATCTGTAGTAATCTGCAATACTTCTTCAAGTTCATCATAAGTTATCTTAATAGCAGCCTTTTCGAATAAGCGTTTTATCATAATATCAACAGTTCCTAGCTTGCTGTAACCTTTTACTTCCTCTGCATCAAACATTTTTATTTCTCACCCCCTAATATCTGATTGGTTTAAGTGGCTTCATAGTTCTAATATCAACAACTGTAAAGCTTTCAAAATCCTTTTTAAGGCTTAAATAATTCTTTGGGTCCATGTCCATTTTGTTTAAAATGTCCTTTTGCCTCCTGGTTAATTTTCTAAGATGCATTTGGTAGCCCTCCTATCCATTAAATTCTTATCCTGAATCTCTTTAAATTTGTTCGCAAAGTATATTTGCCCTTTCCCTGTCACTTTGGTAGTAGTAGATATACTTATGTGTCCATCCGAATGGCTTATTGATGTTTCCTTTATAGAAAATAATCCTAGATCCATGGCTCTCTGAGTTGGCATATTATAGTCAGTTCCTTTTCTACCTTTCTTTTAGTGGGATTAACTGCTGATCTTTAAAAATCTGTAAGTCGTTCATTTATTCCCCTCCGTTTCTTTATATTTTGGTACCAACTTCCAATAACCTACATATTTAAGCATGTTTTACTAAGCTACTTACTTTTCACGCCTCCTTTTTTTGAAACGTAAGATCTTTTACATTGTCCAAATTAGTAAAGTCTTTACCCTGTGCCCATTTTGCAAACCTTAGAAGTTCAAACTTCGTTACTTTTAATCTGCCAAGTTTTAATGCTGAAATATATCCTCTTCTTATCAAGTCATATACCATATTTTTATTAGTTTTTAACTTCATGGCTACTTCATCAACTGTATAGAGTATTTCATTGTCCATTTATTTCAACCCCTCTCTATTCAGATTTCTTCTTAGAAAATTTAAAAGTGTAAATTGCTTCAAGTACATCATCAAGTTCTTTACATATCTTCTTAAAATCACAAGCTTCATTTTCACTAACTTTTCCATCAGAACAGATTCCCATGAGTAAATCTTCACAATCAATATAATCTTTAATCTCTGTATGAAGTTTTAATATTGATGCTGGCAAATCTTCAATTATAATGTCAGGCAAATACTTCTGTCCTACCTCAGCGCTTGTTTTAAGATGTTGATATGCTAGATACTGCGTATTATATATCTCTATCATTTTGATAACTATTCGATCCGGTGGTATTCTTCTACCACTTTCATATGCCCTCAGGCTTTCAACACATATGTCCATTAACTCGGATGCTTTTTCTTGAGTCAAGCCTGCACTTTCTCTTGCTATTTGGTAGATATTTCTGCACTCTTTGTCCATTTAAATCACTTCCTTTTACTGCTAAAATTAATATATAAAAGGATTTTTATATATTTTGTAGAATTTTATCACCATGAAAGGTGGTGATAATTTATGAGTAATGATTTAAATTTTGATTCTCTATATGGCAATGCACAACTTGACATGGAATGTCCAAAATGCAAAAGTAAAATACCTTATACACTTAACGATGCTGGCAAAACGATAACCTGTCCGCATTGTAAAACTGGAATTACACTTAAAAAAGATTCTAATTTCGATTCCACAAAAGAATCAGTAAATAAATCACTTGATGATTTAAAAAAGATGTTTGATGATTTTGGAAAATAATTTAGTCAGATACTTTAATATTGAATTTAAAATTTTTAATTTTATCTAACTTTTCTATAGCTTCGGCAATTAATTTTTTAAATTCATCTACATTTGTAATTTCTATTTTTGCACTTGACTGCTCTTGAACCTGTCCTTCAGGAGCAGTTACCCTTTGCTCAAGTTGCTTGATTCGCTGCTCTAGTTGTTTATCCATTAGCTCGCTACCTCCTTTTTAGTTTCTTCTGATTTCAGTTTAAAATATTTTATTTCAGTATTTTTTATTAATTCATCTGGAGTAGAATCCAATACCTTAGCAATTTTATAAAGCATAGGCAATGATGGATTGGACTTGTTATTTTCTATTTTTGAAATTGTGGATATATCTGCGTTAACCTTGTCAGCAAGTTGTATTTGGGTTAAAGAATGTTTTTCTCTTAGCTTTTTTATTTTGTCGCCAAGCACTATTTTCACCTCCTTACAAATTAATTATATTGGATTTAATTCAACATGTCAATAGAACTTCATGAATATAATCCAATATTTTTTTAAGTTAATTATTACTGTATAATTAAAGTTGAATTATATTCAAATGAGGTAATGTTATGATTAATATTGGTAAAAGATTAATAAAAATAAGAAAACTTAATGATATATCTGCTAATAAACTAGCTATTTCAATTGGTGTTGACCCTTCAACCATAAATAAGATTGAAAAAGGTACTGCAAAACCATCAATTGATTTATTAATTAAAGTTTGTAATCACTTTAAAATTACTCTTTCTGAATTCTTCAATGATGATAATAATTCAGAACCTGTTATTCTTAATCAACAGCTTAAAGAGTTATTAAATAGTGCTAAAGACCTAACTCCTGAACAACTTGAACTACTTTCTAAATTCATAAAATCAATAAAATAAAGGAGCGTTATCATGAATAATGAAGAAAAAATATTAAAAATCCTTGAATCAATGCAATCTCAAATTAATGAAAATACTCAAATACTCAAAGCTCTTGAACATAGTTCGCAAGAACATAAAGCGTTACTTGATCAACTCAACCACAGAACTGCATCAGTTGAAGGTAAAATCGAAACTTTAACCTCTAAGGTTGATACCATATCAAAGGATCTAAATTTTGTTGAGACTGCAACAGGTAAAAATATTATGGATATAGCTTATTTGAAATCTGTTAAATAAACTTATTAAAATCCTAAGGCTGTGCTTTAATATCTTCTTCAAGTACAGCTACCCTTTGCCCAAGTTGCTTGATTCTTTGCTCTGACTGTTTATCCATTAGCTCGCTACCTCCTTTTGTTATCTATTTGGCAACCTTATTATCAAAGAAAATAAACGCAGGATCTTTTTTAAAAACTTTGCTGATTTTATACATTTCAGTTGCTGAAAAATCAGTATATCCGTTTTCTTTTCTATTATAGGTAGATTCTGCTATACCAATTTTTTTAGCTATATCGGACTGTTTTAAATTATGTTCTACCCTTAATCCTTTCAATTTAAAGTTAGCTTTTCTTTTTTGCAATACTCCCACCTCGTTTCCTTTTGTTATCTATTTGGTAACTTCATTATATTATACATTTGGCAACTTGTCAATGAATTTTAATAAATATATTTTATTTTTGGCAACTTAGTTGTTATTTTTGGCAACTAAATGTTATCATTAGTTCAAAGAGGTGTTATTATGGCAACTTTTAATCAAAGAATGAAAAAACTTAGAAACGAAAAAAATGTTACTTTAGAAGAACTGTCTAAAGCATTAAATACAACTAAATCAACTTTGTCAAGATATGAAAATAACTTAAGAACTCCAAATGCTGATTTTATAAATCAGCTTGCTAATTACTATAATGTTTCTACAGACTATCTTCTTGGAAATTCAGACGATAGAACTCTATCTGCTCAAAAAAAAGATACACCAGTTGAAAAAATATCAAAATCATTAGATGATGATCCAGAACTATCTGAATTCTGGAATCTATTAAAAGAAAGAGAAGATTTAAAATTACTCTTCAAACAAACAAAGAACATGGATTCTAATGACATAAAGAAAATAATTAGAATTATAAAAGCTATCGAAGATGAAGAAGATAGAAATGATGGTTAAAAAACATATAATTTTAACTTAGACCTATTTGCATTGGAGGTTGAAAACTATGTATTTTGAAGATGAAAATTTTTCAATATACTTTAATTTATATGAAAAAGCTAGGAGTTTGGAAAAATTAAAAAAGGAAGATGAGGCGTTAAAGATATATCTTAATATATTAAATAGATATAGCCCTAGGGGAATTGATTATTATGAAAGGCCTGCAATAATACTTGAACGTAGAAAAATGTACAAGGAAGCGGCTGAAATATGTAAAAGAGCTATTAATGTTCCTTGGAAAGAATACTTTAACTGTAGACCTGATATGTTTGAACATAGGTTAAACAGATTAAATAATAAAATAGAAAAACAAAAAAACTCTAAGGTTGCTATCCCTAAAAATAGAACTACAAATAAACCGGTAAAACATTCTTCAGCAACAACCATTACACCAATTGAAGCAAAAGAAATCTCTACTAAAAATATCAAATTTCCCGACTGGTATGTAAGTATATCTTTTGGAGAATCTAGGTCTCCAAGTTTTTCTCAAGCATTAGCACTTGCCCAAAGTGCACCACAATATATTGAAAATAACGTTAGTAATAAGATTTTATACCAAGCTGTTTACTCAAATAAACCTACAGAATACTTACAATTTATAAAATTATATGAGTTAGTAAGTAATTGGAAATCTTGTTTTGTTATAATAAATGGAACTATTATGGATAGAAAAATAATTGGTGGATTAAATTATTGTTATGGTGATAAATGTAGATCGGGTAATCCTGATTTTTGTTTTGGAGCTAGTGAAATGACGGCGAATCCTTTTGGATGTCATAGACTTCAAATAAGTGCCTACAATCATCCTTGGTGGACAATAGGTGATTTTATAACTTCTTCAATATGGCGTGTTAATAAACAAGCTATACTAGAAAGAATTAAAACATATTCATTGCCATATGTAATGTGTCCTTGCTTTTCTATTGAAAACATTAAATCTGTTGTAGATTCTTTACCTGATACAATAGATTTAAGAAAAAATAAGGAATGGCAAAAATCATATAATGGGATTCAACCAACAAATCATAATGTTGCTTTTAAATTAAATATATCTATTGATTCACAAAAAGATTGTACAAATACAAAGAAAGATAAAGGATTCTTTGCAAAACTAAAGTCATTATTTAAATAAATATAAATCATTAAAGGGGATGACATTATGGATATATTGGACAAGCCTTTGCTAAAGGCCCTTTTAAATGAAGATATTCCTTTTTATGAAGCTATGAATGCATTTGATATAAAAACTACTATAGCCTGCAATCTACCATCTAGTATATTAGGATTTGTCTATTTAAGTAAAAGAGGAAATTATCATCTTATTTTAAACGGTGAAGTAAATTATAAGACTCAATGTAAAACTTTCATACATGAAATTAAGCACATAGCTGACGATATGCCACATCTTGGATATATGATAGGTTTGGATATGCAATATACATATATGGAACGGAATGCTGATGCTATGGCAGAAAAGTTATATAGGTAATTTATACTCATACTCTGATAAATTAATTGAAGTTCTAAATAGATATATAGATTAAGTTATTATATAAGTTTGCGGTAGAACTATTAATTAATGATAAAGATATAGATAAATGTTGTTTGGAAAACATATGCATAAATCAACTAGCTGACTATTATGGTGTTCCTGAACAATTGGTTAAGTATAAATTTGAAAAATAAATTAATAAAAAATACACTTTGGTATTCTTACTTGATAGTCTATAATAAATAATATAAAGTAATAACGTTGAGGTGTTTATTATGTTTAAATTCAAGAAATTAATTAATGACATAAAAAAGCAGCAACATCAAACTACAGATGATCTTGATAGGAAAACCACTGCATTTAATAAGGAGTGGGAAAAATGGGGAAACAAGAACAATACGAAAATAGCGAAGAAATTACCTTAATAGATTTCTTATATAAAGATACAAACCTAATAAATTCATTTTACTCTCAGATTTTTGGCGGCGACATAATGACTCTTAGTAAATCTGAAATATGTGCTGACGAAAGTTCTAATAATATTGGAGGTAGCATTAAAATTGCTAGCGGATCAACATCTTCAAAACGCTCAGATACTCAAAACATTACAAAAAACATAAATCCATATGATTACAAAGTGCTTGAGTTACTACAACGATTTAACTTGACTATTCATTCATTAAGTGATGCTCATGAAGGTTCTATAATTGCAACTAAAGGCAAACTAACGTACCGTGATTATAATATCATAGATCAAATATTTCCATTTATTGAAAAGAACAAATTGGTTCCCGAATTTAATACACCTATAAATCCAAATATGCGCGGGAAAAATAAAAATAATACTTTAGGCAAAGCTATACAGGATATCATAAAAATGATTCCTTACGGATTGGAGTTTTCAGTAGAGACAACTACAGATGAAACCGCTACTTGTATTATAAACAAAGAATATTTAACAATATCTCCTGATGATTTATTTAGATCATACGGGAATATTATCCCAAGCATTTGGACTATAATCGGAATACTAGATGTTACTGAACTTAATACTATAAACAACATGACAGAAGAGTTTAAAGGTATTATTGATGGTACTAACTCTGTATTTGCTTCAATGGTATTAAAAAATAATGCAAATGTAATACGACCTATCGCAATATATAGAGAACTATCAGTATAAATTTACCAAACACAGATTATACTAAATCATAGAAAGGAATGATATTAACGGATAAGGAAACTTTGTCTGCCATCAAACAACTATTAAGACAGGAACTATCACCTATTAAATCTCAACTTAATGAAAGCACTCAAATTCTTAAGGCTTTGGAACATAATTCAGAAGTGCATAAAACCGATATTAGTAATTTAACTCATCAAGTTGCAGAGCTTCAAGGTACGGTTAAAAATATGTCTAATAATATAGATAAGAATTCTTCTGATTTAAATGAAACAAATAAATCTCTGCTTGAAATGTATGGCGCACATGAAGCTGAAATAAGAACATTAAGACGTAAATCAGTTTAGATATAAAATATATTCATAGGAGTTAATCTCCTATATATTTTTAATATTTGTAGGAACATGTGTTCCTAATTTAATAAGAAAGGATGATCATAGTGCAAGGCTCAGTTAGAAAAAAAGGTGGTAAATGGTATTATAGTTTTGAGGTTGGTCGAGTAAATGGAAAAAGGAAAAGAGTTGAACGCGCTGGAGGATCGACTAAAGCCGAAGCCGAAAAAGCTTTAAGACAAGCTTTAAATGAATTTGAAAAATGTGGTTCTGTAGTTGACGAAAGTAATATTTCCACAGCGGATTATTTTGACTATTGGTACAAGGAATACGTACTTGTAAATCTTAAATACAATACCCAGCAAGATTACAAAAGAATTATTAATAAACATATAAAACCAGCTTTGGGATCCTATAGATTAAAGACTTTAAAGCCAAGTACACTGCAAGGCTTCTTAAACAAGAAGTATGTAGAAGGATTCAGTAAAAACTCTATACGTGGATTTTATGGTGTACTTTCAGGGGCATTGAAGCAAGCTGTGTATCCTTATCAGTTCATAAAACAAAGTCCTATGATATATGTAAAAATGCCAAAGTTTGATAATATCGAAAATGAAGATAAGCTAAAAATAATTACAATAGATCAATTTAAAACAATACTTAAAAGATTTCCACAAGGAAGCAATTTCTATATTCCACTGCAGATAGCTTTTAATACTGGAATGAGAGCTGCAGAAGTTTGTGGGCTTACTTGGGGTTGTGTTGATCTAGAAAACAAAAATATAAGGGTTGAAAAAATATTAATTGGCAAAGGTAAGGGCATATGGGAGTTTGGTACTCCAAAAACTAAAAGTTCTCATAGAACTATTGATATTGGAGATACCTTAGTTAAAATTTTAAAGCGCCATCAAACATGGCAGAAAGAAAATAAATTAAAATACGGAAGATATTATGCAAATTCTAATTTTGTCTGTACTAAAGAAAATGGTGAACCTATAACTACCGGTAGTTTAAAGTATTTAAGCCGTGTAGTCAATTATGAGCTTGGAATAAAATTTCACTTTCATTCATTAAGGCATACTCATGCTACCATGCTTTTAGAATCAGGTGCACAACCTAAAGAAATTCAGAAACGACTTGGTCACAGCAAAATATCAACTACAATGGATACTTATTCTCATGTTACAAAAAAGATGAAAAATAATACTATAAATATACTAAAAAATGAAGTATTAAAAAAACTTCCGACATTATAAAATTTTAGTCGGAAGAATGTAGGAATTTTGTGTTTAAAAATCTTTATATGCTTTGTAATACCGCTTATTTCCTAGATAGTTTAACAACCGTCTCCACATGTGTGTAGACAAGCCGTAAATACATTTTCGCACAAAAAGCATATTTTTTTCGGGGGGCTTTAGTATTTAATGGGGGTCGAACTAAAAAGTGTAACAAATTCAATCCTTCTTTAATGTATTATTGCCTTATAAATAAAAAATCTTATTAAAATAAGCTAGAAATTATAACTTTAAAGCTACTTTCGGCTAAACACTAACTTCTCATATTCTAACCCTAAGGCTTTTCAATACTATTTTTTACCCTAGTAAAATTTTACTCATCATTTGTTTTAAGCAATAAATCTTTTACCCATTTAGGTATTGAAGGAATACTTTCTCTTTTAAATAATTTTCTTAAAATCTCAGCAGCATCTTCTTCTCTCCAAAACCTATCTCGAATATAGCACTCATGGCTACAATATTTTCGATTTTTAAATCCTTTAGACTCATAGTCTTTGCCACAATATTGGCATTTAAGAATATATATTTTTCTATGCCCTTTTTCCCATTCTCTTTTACATTCTATACTGCAGTATTTTTTTCTTCGGCCTGTTTGTTTTTGCTCAAGTTTTTTCCCACAATAAAGGCAAATCTTGTATGTGAATTCATCAATAACTATTTTTTTATGGGATTCTTTAATATCAGCTGCTTGACCATTAAGACCATTTCTTTTACAAAACGCCCTAATTGTATCCCGCTTCAATCCTAATGCTTTTGATATCTTCTCATAACTTAAACCCTGGCATCTCAATAATATTATTTGATCTCTTTCCTCATTCGTCATTTTTCTATTCCTCCTTAACAAATAGTAATCTAGTAATTACTCTAAATTTCATATTTGTCAAATAGAATTTACTGTACGGCACTTATATTTACTAATTACTTTTTTTATATTAACTTACACATTATGCTTCTCTAGCTTTTTTTATAATACTCTTTATATCCATATATCCTATTACATTGTGAATTATATCCTTTTCAAGTACATATCCAAACTCTTGGCAGATTTCATCAACCTTATTAACAAGTTCTTCTATTATCTTAAGTAATTTTTTATTATTGTTTTGAGATGTGACACTAACAATGCATTCTTCAAAAACTTCATCTGGTATTACATATGGCTTACTATGTGGTTGATACTTAACATTAATTATTCTTCCATTTGTTAATAATCTAATATGCCCAATACACTTATTTACTCCAGTATTTTTCTTAATTATTTTACAAACAGGAATTTCACATATTACAACTGTTTTAAACTCAAGTGGTTGTAATATCTGCTCTTTTAATATATCATCTGAAACAATTCCAGCTTTAATTTTTATTGTCTCTATAAACTTCTTTTTCAATTCTGATTTATGTTCCCTTGAATATATCCACATTTTCCCATATTCTTTTTTAAAATCACTTACTATATTGTATAACTCAAATTTATCAACAAGTGATTTATATTTATCATATTCTTTTTTATCATCAAATACATTCTCTAATTCTTTTTCTATTCTATTTTCAATATCCTTGAAAGCAGATTCAAGATTTTTAATAAACCCTGAAAAACTTGGCATTATTGCAGTAACTGTAATTTGCTTATCCTTTTTTCGTTTGCATTTATTATCCAACTGCACATCTTCTTCTGAAAAACATAGTTCTATTTTATTAAATTCCATAAACGGCATTCCTTTAATACCTGAATTCCCCAAACTTATTCCATATTCCTTAACTATATTTATAACAGTATGAATTCTATAACTTAATAATGCATACATTTTCTCTTTGCCTTTTAATTCTTTTCCCCTTTGATATGGTGGCAACGACTCTTCTGGTATCTTATATGAATCTATTTCAGACTCACATATAATAAAATCTTCAGTAAATTGCAAATCCATAGTATATTTTTTGTTCTTATCAAATTGTTGAACTTTATCTTCTAATTCTTTACTAATCTTTTTTTCTAGCTCTTTATCAACTAAATTAGTATCTTTAATAGTTATTTTCATTTGTATCTCTCCTTTACAATTCTAAGTTTTGTGAAAATTCTAAAATTTCTTCGTAAAATTCTGATTTACTATAGGTCTTTTCAACATAATCGCAATACTTTAAAATTAGTTTTCTTTTATTATCACTGATACCTGACATATTACGTAAATCATTAACATACTCTAAGACTTTATTAATATTCTCCCATTTATCAATATGGTTTTTTATTTTTTCTTGCATTTTTTGTTTCTTTAGCAATTTTTCTTTTTCTTTATGGGCTTGATCTTCACGCATCTTCTCTTCTTCCCATTGTTTAATTTCTTTTTTCCTCTCTTGTTGTTGCTTTGCCATCTCTTGATCTATAATAATTTTTTTAGATATTGCATCTTCTCTTAATTTATAAAACAAATCTATTAATTTATTTTCTATAGTATGCGATTTATAAAACTCTATAGTCTGTAATAATTTCCAAGTATCCTTTTTATTTATTTCTTCACCAAAGACTTGAAAGCACAAATCACCAGTATATTCCAAATCGTATAAAGGTCTCATTTTTCTTTCCTCTATTTTTATCTTATCCCTTAACTTAACTTGCTTTTCATATAATCTACATTTGTATCTACTCTCTAATAACGTAAATATTGTATTATCAGCATTTTGCATATTGTCAACATATACTTCACCACCAATTTTATAAATGCTATTTATAAAACCACTCATAAAGCTATATGTTTTATCCCTCATTTTTTCTGAAGTATCTATATCTAATACAACTGTTTTTCTTACATTTGAGTAAGTGTAAATTTCCCCTTTCAGCTTCCATCTTATATTAAAAGGTAGGTTTTCTAAATACTTGTCTTTATTTATATTTTTCCTATTATTCATCTCACTACTATGTTCTTCAATCATGCTGCAATAATTCTTTTCTGCTAATGTAACATTAATCATTTTAACCCATGAGTGAAACTCAGTTTCATCATATATATCTATTGCTCCACTACTTTTCATTAATATTACCGCCTTTTTTAAAACTAAATCCAACACGATACAGTATATCTATTAACCCTTCAAGTACATCTTCATTTTTAGCTTTCTCTGGAATTAAATATCGTACTTTACTATCCTGTACAATAGTAGCCAAACCCTTCATAAAAATTGATACTGTTGGATATTCATGGGCACTTATGTATGCATGTTTATTGTCTTTATCATATATACTCCTATAATTACTCCAACAATCAATACTATTAAGATGAATTGCTACTATAAAACTTCTCATTGAAGATAAAGCATTAATTGTTTCTTCAATTTTTTCCTTCAAAATATTTTTTCTATTACTATCAGTAAAATCCACTGATAGTTTTAATCTTAGATTTAATTGTTTACATGTATTATGTAATTTAATAATATCCTCTATATTTGAAAATAAAAATTCTTTTCCTTTACTTCCTTTCGTATTCCCATTTATTATAGCTATTTTAGTATTAGTAAATCTACGTAAACCTTTCTCGAATACCTGATAACTATCAAAAAACTTTTCTTTATTATATCCTACTGTTTTATACGGGGATTGAAATTCTACAAGACTAGGAGTTCCGTATCTTTTAAAGCTACTTTGTATATTTTTAATTATAGATTCTAATAATATATTATCTTTCCATATTTCATCATTGTTCTTTCGATAAGCTATCCTTAATATATAATCTTTTCCTGGATCCTTCTCAATTAAACCATTAACTGTTTCAATATATTTACCCGAAGTTACTATTTCGGGTGGGTAATTAATATTAGAAATCCGAACTGGTATAAATACACACTTTCTTTTTGATAACTTTACTCTATTGGAATCAATGCAAAGTTGAACATATTCTGGCCAATAATCTAAATCTCTTATTTCGTCATTTAACCAGCAATACATTATTAGCATTTCAAGTTCACCTTTATTATCCTTAATAAACTCCCTATGCTCATTTCTAACATAAATAGTATTAATATCAAATGGATTTTCTTGATACCTATAGTCATACTTATTTATATGATAAAAAGTATCTGTATCCCTATCATACTCTGTAACCACGTAAGTTTCATAGTAATGATATGCTATTTCGCTTGCATAATTTAATAAATTTACATCATATTTCCTGAATACATATTTTACCCAATCCACTAGTGCATTATCAAGTTCCTTCATTTCAGAAATAGATGGACATTCATTTTCATGTTTTTTATATTCTCGTGCCATCACAGATAATTTATGACATAATGTTTCATTCATAGGAATATTTAATTTTTTTTCAATAACATACTCCGCAACCCTATCATAATCCTCTTCTTTATAAAATAACTCACTATCTTTAATTTCTTCATAAGCTTTAGCAATATATTTATCCAATCGTTTTTTATTATCTAAATAGTATGAGATTATATAGTCATATGTTTCTGGATATCTTTTTTGTATATCCTTCTTAAACTTCTCTACTGTTTGTTGTATTTTTGTTTGTTCATAATCGTAATCCTCTAAATTCAAATAATTATTAAAATAATCTGTTACATATTTTATAGCACTTGCCATATTCTCTGAATGTTTTTTAAAGTCAAATTCATCAATTCTATCCTCCTTTTTTCTCTTTGAAATATACTCCTCCAATTTGAGCATTTTCTCCCCTCCATTTCTTCTTAAAATTATTATGAAACATCTTTCTATTTCAATTATACTAATTATTTTCTTTCTTTTTCTATTTAATAAAGAAAAAAATGACTGATTATGACAAAAATTATCACAATCAGCCTCTTATTTTATTATTCAATTACAACCTCAATCTCAGTCCCATCAAGCAAACTTACAATAATCTTCTTTCCATCAAACACCGTCATCTTCTCTACTATCCTAAAAAATAAATCCTCATCAAACTCTTTTATTGGTTTTGCATTTTTTAAAATTCCCATAAATTGCTTTGCCTTATATCTTACTAAAACATTGTCACTTTTTAAATGTTCCTTCCACTTTTCCATGAAATAATCTTTATTTTCAATCATGGCATTGAAGGTATCTATAAAAGCTTGATATAAAACCTTATCATCTATATGTTTATTATTACAGCCTTTCTTCCCTTTTTTAATATATCTTCTATTACATCTCCAAACAATTCTCCTGCGTAATTCATTTGTGGAGTTCCAAACCTTTCTTCCAAAAACATTGCCGCAGTGTCCGCAAATAATTTTCCCTGCAAAAGGATTAGTTATTGTAGCATAATCTACTTTTACAATATCATGTTCTTTAGCAAAAATTCTTCTTCTCTCCATCTCGAGTTGTACTGCCTCCCACATTTCTTTATCTATAATTGCTGGGTGGCTTTCCTCCACATAATACTGTGGAACTTCCCCATTGTTTTCTGCCCTTTTCTTGGTAAGGAAATCTACTGTATAAGTTTTTTGCAGTAGTGCATCTCCCTTGTATTTTTCATTTGTTAATATTCCTCTTATAGTGCTTTCATACCATTTAGTTTTTCCATTCCAACCTTTAATTCCTTTTTCTTCAAATTCTTTTGCTATTCTATTTGTACCTTTTCCATCAAGATAATCCTTATAAATTCTTCTTACAATCTTGGCTTGTTTTTCATCTATTATAAGATTGCCCTCCTCATCTTTAGTATATCCTAAAAATTTTTTATGGTTTATGTGCAGCTTTCCTTGTTCAAATCTCCTTCTTATTCCCCATGTTGAATTTTCAGAAATTGAGCGACTTTCATCTTGAGCCAAGCTTGCTAAAATGGAAATCAATACCTCTCCTTTAGCATCTAATGTATTTATATTTTCCTTTTCAAAAATGACTCCAATGCCAAGTTCTTTAAGGGTTCTTACATAATTTAAACAATCCAAAGTATTACGAGCAAATCTTGATATGGATTTTGTTATAATTACATCTATTTTTCCTGCCTTGCAATCTCTAATCATTTCATTAAATTGTTCTCTCTTTTTTGTGTTAGTTCCTGAAATTCCTTCATCTGCATAAACTTTTACCATTTCATATTCTGAACTATTATTTATAAAATTAGTATAGTAATTTACCTGTGCTTCATAGCTTGATAACTGTTCTGCTTGGTCTGTTGATACCCTGCAATATGCAGCCATTCTCTTTTTCTGTGACTTTGCTGCTTGTACTATGTTGGTTCTGTTGGATTTTGCTGGTATAACTGTAATACTTCTTGCCATTTCTAAATTCCTCCTTTACTACAGTTTCTTCCTTTATATTAAGCTTGCTTATAACTTCATCATCTATTGAAGTTCCCATGCAAGCATTCTTTCCATTTTTAACGTAGTTGCTACACTGCCATACTATCTTTTTGCAAGAATGTTTAGTGTTCCATGTTCTTCTTCTTAAGGTAGAACCACATTTACTGCAGTAAAGCATTCCTGTTAGTGGATATCTTCTCTTATACTTTTTTGTATCTCCTGAAATAATCCCCTTTTTCTTTGCTCTCTTTTTAATTTCTTCTTGAACAGTTTCCCATGCTTCTCTTGAAACTATTGGTACATGATCATCTTCAATATAATAGCTTTCAACTTCTCCGTTATTCTTAACTTTCTTTTTTCTTAAATGATCTGATGTATAATATTTTTGAAGTAATGCATCCCCTTTGTATTTCTCATTTTTTAGTATTCTTAAAATAGTACTGTCTCTCCATGTTCCACCGGCAACTGTAGGAACTCCTTCTTCTCTAAGACCTTTTGCAATTGTAAAACATCCTTTTCCGCTTAAGTATTCATTAAAAATTCTTTTTACTACCTCAGCCTCTTTAGGATTTATAACTAAATCTCCATACTCATCCTTGTCATATCCCAAAAATCTTTTAGTATTTATAATCATTTCTCCTTGCTGAAACTTTTTTCTCATTCTCCATTTGATGTTATCACTTACATTTTTGCTTTCCTCTTGAGAAAAAGAAGAAAGGACAGTGAGCATTAACTCACCATCCCCTGATAAGGTTTCTATATTTTCTTTTTCGAATTTCACCTCAACACCTATATCTTTAAGTTGTCTTACAGTTTTCAAAACTATAGTAGTATTTCTTGCAAACCTTGATATAGATTTTGTTATAATTAAATCCACTTTTCCATTTCTTGCAATTTGCAGCATCTTTTGAAACTCTGGTCTTTCTTCAGTAGTTCCTGTTATTCCTCTATCTGCAAATACTCCTATAAACTCATAGTCTGGATTAGCCAATATAAGATTTTCATAATATTGTATTTGATTTTCTAAAGATTCTTCTTGCTTTTCACTATCTGTTGAAACCCTTGCATAAGCACATACTCTTTTCTTTTGATTTTGCACTTTTAAAGTAGGCTCAATAATTCTTACACGCAATGTAAATCCTCCTTTCTATCAAATTTGTACTACTATATATCACTCTAAATGTGATAGAAGTCAAGGTTTATGGATTTATAAAAAACTACTTGTTAAAAATCATAATACAAGCATCAAATCCTGCTGACTTTAGCTTCTTAACTTGCTTTTCTGCATTATCCCTCAGAGCATATGATCCTGCCATAACCCTATAAAGAGTTTGTCCACTTGCAGATTGCTGCTTTTTATAAGTTGTTGATTCGTTAACTTCATTTCCTTTATAGTTTATACCTAGTTGAGCCAATATAGCTTTAGTTATTACCTTAATTATTTCATTCCTTTTAGAATCAAAAATATTGTTATCTACACTGTTATCAATAAACCCAATTTCGATTAAAACTGCTGGGCATCTAGTTTCTCTTAATACATGATAATTAGCAGTCTTTACTCCTCTGTTAACAAAACCAACACCTACAAGTCCAGCTTGTATTTTTTCAGCTAATGCTTTAGCTCTTGTACTTGCACTTAAATAAGTGTAAGTTTCAGCACCCCTAGCCTGTTCTGGTTTAAAAGCATTTCTATGAAATGATATAAAGTAATCGTAGCTATTTCTACTTTCAAAGCTGCTTCTACCATTAAGACTTACTGTAGCATCTGAAGTTCTTGTTTCATCAACTGTAATTCCATGTCTTCTAACTTCTTCTGCTACTGCTTTACCTATATTTAAAACATCATTAGATTCCTTTCTTCCTTTGTAACAAGCACCTCTATCTTCTCCACCATGTCCATAATCAAAACATAATCTACTCATTCTTCTCCTCCTTGTTCAACTGTGCTAAAATATCTTGAAGTTTTTTAGGTACTGGAAGTCCTATCTTAGCTGAATTTTCCATAATGCTTATTCCTTCATTGGAGATATAAAAAAATATAGTAGCAGTACGAATTGCACTACCGTTCTTAATCAATTGAACATCTACTATATTTCCTATCCCCACAAATACAAAAATTAAGACCTTTTTAAAGATGCCCCTAAAACCTACCTCACTTGATAGCTTTTTCTCTAGCACTGCTACCATAAGTCCTGTCAAATAATCAATGATAACAAAGGTTATGAGTGCATACATAAAGCCATCAACCCCTCCTGAAAACCATCCAATATAGCCACCAATAGTAGCAAATATCATTTGTATTGTTTCAATAATATTTTTCACTTTTAAAGCCTCCCTTTTACATAATTAAAGCCCACTCAAATCAATGAGCAGGCATATCTAACGGATTTACATAGTCACAAGTAAAATCATATTGAATTTTCATTGTATTAACTGGCGTTTTTGTTACTGGTTCTGGTAAAAGCGTATGGGCTGAAGCTGGTACAATATAATACTCATCTATACTTCCGTTATTATAATCATCAAACACAAATAATGTTTGAGTATTCTTATCCCAACTTATACTGTAATATCCATCAGATGTAAGTCCTGTACTTCCATAAATATTTAAATCACTATTTAACTGGATGCCCCTATAATCATTAATTATTACATATAACCTGTTGTTTGGTATTCTCGTAATATAAAGTCTAGATCCTGTCCCAGTATATACTTCTGCTTTTTTAACAAAAGTACCATCCTTATCATACATTGCTACGCAGCTTCTATAATCTCTGCTATTACCATCCCTATTAATGCATCCATTATAAGTTATATATACATTGCTTTCTGTAGCAACAATATCATAATAATAAACATCATAAACCAAATTATCTGGTACTTTAGCACTTTTTGAATAACTTCCTATTACATTAAAACTCTTATCTAACTTTTTAAACGAACCATCTTTTATAAGTAACCAAAAGCATTCACCATCGTAAGCCATAGCTTTTGCTTCTACTTTAAGTATTACATCATTTTTCTTCTCAGCAGTAAATTTGTCATACACATTAATTTTAGTTTTATCTGGCTCTAATGCATAAAGATTATTCTCATCAGTACATAAATTATAATAGGGTATTGAATGAGTTTCTTTTTTTATAGTTCTCTTTTGATAAGTACAATTTATTCTTGGAGTTTGTGCTGAGCTATCATCACGCTGACCTCCTGTCCAATAAATACTTTTAAAGGTTCCATTAGCCGCATGAGTTGGAAAATCAAAAACAAAGTGTTTTACTCCTTTTCCATCCTTATCTTCTCTTGACCATTCCCCTTTGTTTACAGTTCCCATAAGTTCTGAATCACCGCTATATGTGTACCATGCATCAGCATAACCAATAATATTTCCCCATGTAAAATAATCATAAGGATCTTCCTCTATATCTCCTGAGGTTAAAGCTAAAACTCTAAAAGGATAAGTTCTAAATATATCTTCAAGTAACCCCTCCTTTCTATTATCAAGCATTGGGTAATAATACCCATCTAAAAAAGCTGGATTTGCTAAAACCGCTGTAATTCTATTTTCACTTTTAGCTTCATAAATTTGTTTTCCAGTTAAGTCATCATAAATCTTTACTGTAGCTATTCCTTGAACTGGCATTATTAATTTCTGCTTTATTTTTTCTATTCTTCTCCCTGTTAAAAAATCCTTACTATATGAAATACTTTCTTTAAAAGCCATGTTTTCATCTCCTCTCAACTACATTTAGAACTTATTTTATTAAGATATATTTTGTATTATTTATGTTTGTGTAATGTTTACTTTGTTTCATAATTAAGAGTTACTTGCTTTAATTTCAACTCATCACTACTTGATGATATTTCCATATAAAAAGCAAATCTTAGTTTTTTACTTTCTAGTCCTAAATTATTCCACTGACTTTGATTAATTCCTTGAAGTGTATCTATGCTCATTCCATTATTTTTAACATCCTCTAAATTGTTTTTATCTACACTTATCCAACTGCTGCCATTCCACGATTTAAAGTTGCCCCCACTATCAGTGCTTACAATAAACTTTATAAGTCCATTTCCCTTATTCACAGCTTCAACTACTGCTTTATTTATAGCAATAATATAATCTTCATTAAATAAAATATCTTCCTTCATTTCAATTAATGTAGGTTTAGGTACTAAAGTTTGAACTATTGTAGGTGCTACCATCTTTTCTGCATCGCTCCAAATTTTAAGGACTAGTTTAGTATTAACTATTCCAGCCCTTTCTTTGTGAAGAATATCATCTCCATAATTTATAAACTTTTCTTTAGTAAGTGGTAGTTCCAATACTTTAACATATTGCTTTAAGTTATCATCCCATCTCTTTATATCATTACCATCCAACATTAAATATTTTATCTTAGCTTGAATATAAGAACCTTCTTGCACTAAATAAGCTTTACCGCCATCTTCTGAAGGAATAAAAGCATAGGAAATTCCTGCTTTAAAATCTAAATCAATTCTTCCTTTACTAGGATTTTCAAAGCTATCAGTTCCATCTTTTGTGGTTTTTTCAACTACTAAAACAAAAGCACTGTCATTATATAAAATAACTTCCCAAGCTATATTATAATTTCCTTTGTATGACCAAGAATTAAAACCTTCCCATCTAATTCTAAATATTGATTTCCCTGCTTCCGTTTCTTTTGCATAATAAATTTTATCTGCTTTTGTATCTCTTCTATTAACTTTTAATTCTTCATTAGATCCTGTAAAGCCAAGCCATGAGTTACCACTTATCTTTAATGTATTTCTGCAATTTTCCCCATTGTAAAAAAAATCAAAACCTATATCTGGAATTGACTTTGTATCATCATCTATACTCGAAGCTAAAAGCGTCATACCTTCATGCCCCTTAGCTTCAATAATTTTTGAACTATACAACTCTATTTCACCTCCAAGTTCTCAATTGCTTTAACTTTATTTAAATCCACTAATTCTAAGCTATACATAATTCCAGAATCTATTGTTTCCTTTTGTGCTAATGATTCATAATTAGTTTTAATATATAATCCCTTATCATCTATAATAGTTATATTTTCATCTCCTAAATATTTATTTTGGAACTGTGGATTAAAATATAAAATAGCTCCATATTTTTTAATAAATATATCATAAGTTGTGTTCATGTATTTATCTTTAAAAAGCTTTCTTTCCTTAATCATATATTCATTAAAAATTACTGGTATGGGTTCTTCAAAATCAATTACTTCATCACCTGCAAATATCTTATCAAAATACATTCCATTAATATTAACAAGTGGCTGATATTCTTTAACTTCTGCATGAGGTGGCTCTGCACTAAGTCCGCCTTGAAGATTTCTACCATCAATCATACATTGAAGATTAAACTTTGGTATTTGTAAATTTCCATTATCAACACATAAAAAAATACCTAAATAGTGAGCACCACTTTTAACTTGTGGTATTCCTATAGGTATTCCTACAATGTTATCTCCTTTTAAAAGCTTTTGTTTTGGTGTAAATGTAATGTCTTTTCCATCTAGTTGAATTTGAATTGTAATTGTACATTCATTATCTGCTATGCAATATAATGATATATTCATAGAAAGATTAGTTGAAGATACTGCTGATATTCCTAAATACACTGGCTGAATCTTACTTGTACCAACTGTAAGCTCCACTGGATTTGCATAATAAAGCATTGAACTAAAAGATTCGGCTACTTTGTTTCCAAGTTCATCCACAGTAGTTTTAATTTCTGATGTATCCATTTGATTTAAGATATTATCCTTAGGCTCACCCAGTTCTACTTTTGCATTTAATCCCCTAAGTACATCTTTCTTTATTTTTATAACTGGAACTTTAATATCTATATCAAAATCTTTGTATCTTACAATAACCTTATCTCCTACATTAACCTTTTGAAGATGCTTATAATTTTCATATTCTTTAGTTTTGCTAAGTTCTATAAAATCCACTTCAATATTAACTTTACTAAGACCTATAGTTTTTATACTTTCCTTAGCCATTGCTCTTAAGGTTACTTCATCTTTAGCATCTTTAAATTCAATCTTTTTAACTATAGGAAAAGGTGGATATTTATCACTATTCCAATTAGGCACATTTATATATTTTTCAGTAAGTTTTATACCATTATAGCCTAATGGATAAAGCTTTGTAACAACATCTGTAGTATCTGAGTTGAATTTAATTCCTATAATATTTTTACCCTCTGCTATTAAAACTCCTGAGTCTTTTCCTATACTTTTTAAGATTTTTATATCAAAGTTATCTCTTTTAATCTCTCCACATTTCCATCTCACAATTATAGAAAACAAGGCTTCAACAGGATTGGTTTGCACAAAATAAATAGTGTTAGCTAAAATAATATCACTATCAACTTTGTATGTAAGACTTAAATCTCCTGGAAGTGCTTTTTCCATAGCAGTTTTAATGCTACAATTTACAGCCCTGCTATCTTCTATAAAATAATAACGAAGGTCATAGAAGATATGCTTTGCAAAAACCTTTAACATCTTGGTATCTTTACTTTCTTTGAAAACTCTATAGATTCTAAAAAGCTGCCCATCTGCTTTTATTATATTCCACTCTTCAAGGTACTTTGCTTTGCGTGCCTTGGCTGGATATTCAAGTTCTAATTCATAATCTCCATTGAGTTCTTCTGTAATAAAGCAGCTTATAACTTGGTCTAGAACTCCAAGGCCATTGGTTTCAAAGTTACCTTTTGCGGTTTTCTTGTCATAAATGCATATCAATCTATCACCTCCTGCCTTTTTTAGTTTTTATATAAAGAAAAAAGTTAAACTCCGTTCTCCATAGTTTAACTTAAAATTATTTAAATGCTATATTATTATATCCCGCTAAATAACCTATTAGTTCTTAATAATGTTTTCTTTAACTTATCCCTTTCCTTTACAATAATAGGTTCTAATTTATTTATTAAAAGATTATATGCTTCTTTCACACTTTCCTCGTCATTGATAATTATTTCTAAATTATTTAATTTTAAATATAATTCTTCTAAAATCAAATATGTTTCTGCACTATAAACAGCTAATAAATCAATATCAATTGTTTCCCATAAATTAAAATTCAATTTTAGTTTTGATTTTTTATTTTTATTATCTAATTTATCCGTCAATTTTTTAAATATCTTAAAATTCTCTAAAGATACTGTAAACTGATTTTCTTTTTCAAATATTAATATACAAAATTTATTTAAATACTTTGATTTTTCTTGTTTTGATAAATCATTATACTTTTTAACTTTAGAATACAAAAATTTAATTGGTTCATGTAATTTAGAATCTCGATGTAAAAAATTGCATAATCTATTCTCAAGTACTGCAAATTCATCATATATATTTTTATTTTCATAATAGGATAACTGTTCTTCTAAGCTCTTAATTTCATCATAATCACAATCATTATCATTTTCTATAGAACTTATTCCATATTGTATATTCTCTATTATTTGATATGGTGTATCACTATAAACATATTCCACACCTACTTGTTCTCCCATTTCATAAACTGGTTCTTCAACATAATAAGTTAATTCCAATTGTGTAATATCACAATATAATTTATATAACTCTTCACTATATTCCTTATCAATGTAAAATTGTTCTTCTAATATTTCTTTTTCTATGTATTCATTTAAGATTTTTTCTATATTATCTTTGTTTTGATTTAGTTCCTTTTCTAATTTTATAATTTTAATATATAATTTATTATTATCTTTCTTGTTTTTATACCTTTGAAACAACTTAAAACTTATATACCCAAAAATAAAAGTAATAGCTGCTTTCATTAATTCCAATATTATACTCCTAAAAAATTGTATTTTAGCTATATCCAATTCATTCATCCCCTTGTATAACATTATATATTATAATTTATAGTCTAAATTTATTATAGGTTATTAAGTATTCCTCAAGTCATCTTTATTACGTAATATATTTATTTTATAAATAATATTTCAAAAAACATTATAACATACAAATATATACCATTTCTATATCCATACTTCATTAACCCTAACTTCCACCTTACTAACGTTTTCACTAAAACCTATAATATTTTTTCCTACTTTAAACACTGGAAACTCCCCAATCATATCACCATTTTTTAAAACATCGTCTTTATAACAATCTTTTAATACTGAATCTACAGTTACATATCCATCTACCTTTTTTACAATAACTTCATCATCATTAATCTTTAGTTTTATATCTCCACTGCCATAAACCTTAATTACAGGTTCACTTTCAAAAGTTCCTTCATTATATATAGTAGAATTATTTTTAGTTATTGTAATTATTTTTTCTTCTACTGAATACTTAAAAGGCTTGCAGTTAAAAATTATTGGAAAACTTGATGTGTATTTTAGTGCTTGTTTAAAATCAATGGCATTTACTACTTGTGCTATATATTTTTTATTTAGTTCAAAGCTGAATATTAAATCACTTTCTCCAGTTATGACTAGCCATTCTTTTATCCTATCTATTTTTTCTATAATATCTTTTTTATCTATGATTGAGCATTCAAGGGTTATTGTAATATCCTCATAAGTTCCTTCATCAAACTTTAAGCTTGAGTTTCTCCCTGGAATTATAACATTGGATACTCTTCTTTTAGGCAGTGGTATGTTAGGTCTTTTAGCTATTAATATTCCAAAATCTGTGTAGCTATTTTTATTACCAAATGTGAAGCTTAGCATTATACACCACCCTTTCCTAAAGAAACTCTTTGACGATAAAATTCAAGTTCATAGGCAATTTGCTCAATATCTTTATCTGTGTTATTTATAAAATTTTCTATATGAAGTGTTATTCCGTTATTGTTTTGTGGCTCTTTATTATATTCTAAATCTTTAGGCTTAAAACTTGCCATTTCAGCTACTTCTGGATTTATTTTCATATCAACTGATAGACTTTTTATTGCATCTACTACTAAGTTTTTACTTTTATTTATTCCTTCAGCAAGTCCACTCATAAAGTCTGGCATCCAACTTTCATAATCTGTAAGTGGTCCCTCATCTGGAACTGAAAAGTGTAGCAAACTTCTTATTTTATTACCAACACCACTTACTGCATCTCCAACAGATCCAATCATACTTCTGATACCATTAACCAAGCCTTGTATCATATCTCTACCCCAACTATACATCTTAGATGGTATATTTTTTATAAAATCTATAGCATTATTCATACCATTTACTATAGTTGATTTTACATTTCCAATTGTACTGCTTACTCCTTCTCTCATTCTTGAAAACATATTTGCCCCATGAGTATATAATTTAGAGGGAAGTTGTGAAAACCAATTTAAAATGCCATTCCAGATGTTTATTATTCCTTGTTTTATGTTGTTACAAAGATTTATTACTGTTTGTTTCAAACTATTCCACGCATTTACAGCTACATTTTTTATAGCATTCCATATATTTGTTAAAGCTGTTTTTATGTTATTCCATATGTTTTCTATATCTGATTTTAATTTTGTAAAATTTCCTGTAACAACATCTATAACTATAAGTACAGCCCCTAAAACAATGTTTTTTATTGCATCCCATACATTTTCAAATATAGTTTTAATAAAATCTAGTGCTGGCTGTAGAAATGATTTTATACTGTTTAATCCATTTGTTATAGTTGATTTTAAATTATTCCAAGCATTAACAGTTGATGTTTTTACATTTTCCCACACGTTTGTTATAGTTGTTTTTATATTATTAAAAGTTGTGGTTATGCCTTGCCAAAGCTGTGTAGCTTTAGCTTTTATGGTATCCCAGTTTTTATATAAAAGCACACCAACTGCTACAAGTCCTGTTATTGCAATTACTGCTATTCCAACTGGTCCAGTTAAAATTTTCATTGCTCCTCCTGCAGCTCCAATTGCTGTGCTTGCTTTTCCAAATATACTCGCTAAACTTCCACCAACAGTTATTATTTTACCTATAATAGATAATACTGGTCCAAGTGCTGCAACCATCAAACCTATTTTCACAATTAACTCTTGCTGTCCTTTTGAAAGGCCTAGAAATGTATCCATTATAGGCTTTATTGCAGCCATAAGAGTTTCCAATACTGGTATTAAAACTTGACCAAACTGTATTCCAAGCTGCTCTGCTTGTTGTTTCATGGTTCTTATTTTATTTGTAGGTGAGTCCATAGTTCTGCCTAAATCACCTTGAGCCTTACTTGTACTTTGCATTATAAGACCAAATCTAGCAGTTATCTTTTCTTGCTCTGTCATCTCATGACCTTGTTTTGCTAATCCTTCTTTTAGGGCATATGTTTTTACTGCAGTATCAGAAATGTTTATACCAAGTGATTTTAAAGGTTCTGTTTCTCCACTTATTCCAGCACGTAGTTTTTCAAACGCCTCCTCTGGCTTTAAATTATAAAAACTAGCCATATCATAAGCTAGTTTTGTAAGTGATGTACTCATGTCATAGGAGGCTTGCTCTGTAAGTCCCATAGAATTTAACATAACATTAAATGTTGCCACATTATTACGTACTTCATAAGCATTAAGTCCTAAGCTTTTAGATAAATCTTCACTCCATTTTCTAGCACTTCCAGCCATATTGCCCATGGAAACCTCAAATAAGTTTTCTGATTCCACTGCATCCATAGCCATTTTTGTAGCTGCTGTTCCTGCCGCAACTAAAGGAGCTGTTACTCCTAAACTTAGCTTATTTCCAACACTTGAGAACCCTTCTCCTACAGTTTGCATTTTTCCACCAATACTATTGAATTTGTTTCCAACTGTTGTCCATTTGCTGCTTTGAGTTTCTATTTGTTTATTTGTTTTTGAAAGTTCATTCTCCATTTGTGAGAGAGTTTGTTTTGCTCTATTTAATTTTATTTCAAGTTCCTCTGTAGCTCTGCTGTCTTTTCCTTTAGTTTCAGCACTTTTATTATAAGCACCTTCTAAAGCAGTTACCTTTTGTTTTTGAAGTTCAAGCTGTTTTGAAAGGCTTTCTGACTTTAATTTAAGGCCATCAAAACCTTTAGCGTTTTCTCCAAGTGCCGCATTACTTGCTTTAAACTCACTATCTAGTACTCTAAGTTCTCTATTTATATTGCTCACACCATTTTGAAATCCACTAGAATCAAGTCCTATTTTTACAGCTAAACTTCCAATTTCTTCTGCCACTCTCTCACCTTCTCTACAATATATTTAAAACAGCATTTAAGCTCTGTTTGTATTCCTTATTAGCTCTGTAAATTAAAATATCAAAATAATAAAATATATCCATTTCATCAACATCATTTAGTGTCCAGCCTTGTTTCAAAAGTTCTAAATAAATTTCCTTTATAAAATCAAGCGGAGATAGCTTTTCTTGTGCTTCTCCGCCTACTTGTTTGGGAACTCATTTAATTTACTTCCTAGATTTCCCACTATTCCATTTATACTATTGTTTAAAGTTTCTATAAGTTTATCTGCATCCAATCCATCATAAAAATCATCCCTACTAAATTTATTACCATAAAGCTCTACTACAAAATCCACAAGTCCATCTAAATCTTTAATCTTCAAGTTATTAAAATTTATACTCTCACTTATTTCAATTGCACGCCTAAGCATTCTTGTTTTAACTTTAGGCATAACATATGTTTTATCATTTAATACTAATTCCAAAGTGCATTCCTCCTATATTTTACAATCTGATATTTTTATTTTTATTAAACTCCTTGTTTCACTGGTGCTTCATCATAAACTTTGCTAAACCAAGTATCTCCACCAGTAAATCCACTATCTTCATCAGCAGTATATTTCCACTTTTTATCTTCCCTCGTAACAAATACACCTTTAAGCTTTGGTGTATGAAACTTAGGCTTATCTTCTTGAGTACCATGTTCTTCTTCTAGTTCACTATATTTTCCTTTAAGAAGCCAAACGTATCTGTACCTTCCATTAGCCTTTTTAATCTTAAAACCTGTTGCCACATATGGTGCTATATCATCTGCTTCATAGCACATTACTTTAGTTGTAGCATCCAGCTTGTGTCCTAAAAGAACTGATTGAACTTCCAACGGTAAATCTTGAGTTTCTATTTCTACCTGAATTTCTCCCATGCTTGATACTGTTTCTACTGCCCTGTTATCTGCATAAAGTGTATCTGAATTACTCTTAGGGCTTACTTTAACTTTTATAGCTGGTGAAATAATTGCTGGTGTTTCATAAGTTTTAGTCTTTTCATTTGTTAGAACTGCATATACCAAATTTTCAACTCCTATAGGAGCACTATTTGTTATCTCATCCATGGCTTATACCTCCTCACTTTCAATAAAATATCTAATTGCTTTATGATATATTTTTGTATCTTTTTCAAATAAATCAGCCGCAGAAGTTTTCCTAAACCCTGCGACTTTCATTGCATTTTCTACCCTTTTATAAAGGCTTGTGTAATCTTTTTTGCTCCAAATATCTACTTGAATATAATGTCCTGTAACCTTTTCTTCATTATCGGCATACATCTCACCTTTTTCTAAATAACTGAAAAAGGTTATATAAGTATGCTCTTTTCCACTATATTTTTGAAAAGAAACTGGAACATTAAGAGGTTTTAAAGCTTTCATAACTAAATTGTTTATCACTTCAAGCCCTCCTTCAAAGTTTCAGCTATAGTTCTTTTTATGTTATCCTTATTTTTCTCATAAGCTGGTTGTAAAAAAGGCTTGGCAGGCATTTTAGAAGTTCCAAATTCTATAAATTTTCCATAAAATATCTTTGAATTATCGGATTTATCTATACCTACTAAGATATATTTAACTCCTTCTTTCTTTTTTACATTGGTTATTTTAAGTCCCTTTCTAAGCTTTCCACTTCTATCATTAAATGCATTTGTTGCCTTTACATCCTCAAGAACAGGTTCAGCCGCATTTCTTAGAGCTTTATTTTCAAGTCTTCCTACATTTGCTCCTATACTTTGAAGTTTATTTAATAATTCGTCGACACCTTGAAGCTCCATACTAGCCACTATTATCAACCTCCATAGCCTTAATTTCTATAAATTTATTCGCATACTTTATGTTATCTATAGAAGTTATGTTGTACTGTTTATCTCTAAATTTTATTCTCATGCTTTCATCTATATCCTTAATAAATCTAATAGTAAATTTCACAGTTTTCTCTGCTTGAACAGCTGCAGCTTCAAAATATTCTCTACCATGAAGATTTGATATTGCTGCCCATACTATTTTAAAATCTACCCATGCTTCTTCTTCAAAACCATTGTCATTTACTACTGTAGTAAATCTTTGAAATGTAACCCTATGTTTTAGATTTCCTATATCCATAGAGCATCACCAACTCTCTCTTCTATAAAAAAATAAAAGTCTTGTCATGGTTTCAATTACTGATTTCACGTCAAAAGTTTCACGCATCTCATACATATTTGCTACAGCATATAAAATTGCTTGTCTTACTGCTTCAGGTATTATTTCAAGCTCTGTTAACTTATATCTCAAAATATTTTCACACAGTTCTTCAGCTGTTAAAATAAATTTAGTGATGAGTGTATTTTCCTCATCACCATCTATTCTTAAGTAAAGTTTTGTTTCTTCTAAAGTTACCACCAAAATACACTCACCTCTTTAGATTTCTATTTGTCTTTCATTTGTAGAACTTTAATAGCCTCAGGAAGTATTAACTTACCATCAACTCTTTGAGTTGCCTTAAATCCAACTTGTCCTGTTGCTGCATATAGTTCATTTAATCTTTGGAATGATCTACCTTGTCTATCTGCTACCCAATAGTAACTAAAATCTCCAAAAGCTATAGGTTTTGCTCCTGCTCCTAATGTTGGTACATAAGCAGAAGTTTTTACTGGTCTATTCAAAACAGTATCCGGCTCCCCTGCTGTAACAGATGGCTGCCATAAATATTGTCCATTAGAATCCTTAAGTTTTCTTATAGCCTTTACTGTTGCATCATTCATAGTAAATACAGCATTTTTTCTATAAGGTGATTTTAAGGAATAAAATAAATCAATAATCTCATCTAATGTAATAGCTGTAGCACTTGTTGCTGTAACCCCAAGACTTGCTCCCCCAGTTGCATTAAATATTCCTGTAGGCTTTCCAGTACCATCCCCTATAAAGAATGCTTCTTCTTCTTTCGCTCCAATTCTTCTTGCAAATTCCTTTGCTATATAACTCTCTAAATTAAAAATACTATCATTAAGAAGTTCTTCTGAAACCTTAATCATAGTAGCTAATTTATATGCTCCTATTGAAACCTGACTAAATGCATCATCTGATTCTGGAATTGCACCTTCTTCATCTACCCAAGATGCTGTTCCTTTAGATGCAACTACTGGTATTTTCTTATCTCCTGAAGATGTAGTTATTACATTTGCAAGCTGTCTAAATATATTTTGTTCTTCTAAACTCTCAATTAATGTTTTTTCAAATTCATCTGGCACAAGATATCCACCTTCACTATCTGTACCTACTTGAAGTGCATTTTGAATATCTAAGCTATTTTTATTTTTCATAGCCCTCCAGAAGGCTTTTTTATATTCATCTGTTGCCCTGCCTGTTTTTGTTTCACCACTTAAATTTCCATTAGGAATATTTCTAATAGCAGTTGAAGTTGCCTTTGAAAGTTCCAAATCAAGTGCTACTTGCCTCTCAAGTCTATTTATTTCTTTTCCTAAGTTAACAACATCGGCTTCCATCTTTTCATAAGTTTCAGTGTCTTCAGCTGAAATAAATCCACTTTTATTTCTTTTGCTATCTAAAAACTTTTTAGCATCTTCCCATATCTTTGCTCTTTTTTCTCTTAATTCTAATATCTTATTCATTCTGTAGTCCTCCTTAATATTTTAAAAGTTCTAGTCTTTTATCTAGATTTTCAATTGATATTTTTGATTCATTACTATTTGTAGAAAGTTTATTTAAAAGTGCTTTATTAGTTATGTTTTTACTAAATACTTCACCTTTTAAATCTTTAATATCTTCTTTATCTTCAAACATTATTTTGTCTGCAAATCCAAGTTCCACAGCTTTCTTTGCATTGAACCAACTTTCAGCATCCATAAGACTTGCTATTTTATTTCTTTTAAGTCCTGTTTTTAATTCATAAGCATTGATAATGCTCTCTTTTACTTCATTTAACATATCTATAGCCTTATTCATTTCTTTTGTATCTCCACTTACAATTGTCATGGGGTTGTGAATCATCAACATTGCAACAGGAGATATTTCAACTTCGCTTCCTGCCATTGCAATTACTGAAGCTGCACTTGCTGCAAGTCCATCAATTTTAACAGTTACATTTCCACTATAGTCCATTAGCATATTATAAATTTGTGATGCTGCAAATACATCTCCACCTGGTGAATTAATCCAAACTGTTATATCCCCATCATCACTTATTAATTCTGCTTTAAATTCTTTAGGAGTTACTTCATCTCCATACCAAGTTTCCTCTGCAATAGCACCATCTAAATATAGAGTCCTACTTCCTTCATTCTTAACCCAATTCCAGAATTTCTTTTTCATGATTTATCCCCTCCATTTCTTTTATTTGCAAATGCACCTGCCTCTTTTAACTTTGTCATATTTCCATTTACAAGATATAAATCTCCTCCTTCATCAATTGGAATTGGATTCATATCTTCAAGTTCTCTTATATCATTTGAAGATAGCCATCCATTTTGTCTGCCAACTGCATAACCCCTCATTCTGCTTTCATAATCTCCACGAAGTAAACCATCTACATTAAACTTTACAAAATATTTTCCTTTTTCTTTTGGACTTAATAATGATTTTTGTATAGCCTGTTCCCATCTAATTACCCAAGGGTTTAAAGTATATTTTACAAACTCAAGACTTTGCTGCTCTATGTTCGAAAAACTAGATCTATCTAAATCCCCAATCATATGTGGTGGAATACGAAAAAGACGAGCAATTTCATCTAACTGAAATTTCCTCGTCTCTAAAAACTGTGCTTGATCTGGTGGAATTCCTATACTTTGAAACTTCATCCCTTCCTCAAGTACAGCAATTTTATGTGCATTTTCTGTGCCTTTATATACTTCATTCCAACTATCCCTTACTCTTTTAGGATCTTTAACTACTCCTGGATGTTCAAGTACACCTCCTGGATTTGCTCCATTTGCAAAGAAACTTGCTCCATATTCCTCACAAGCTATACACATTCCAACCGCATTTTTAGCCATAGCAATTGGAGAATATCCTATTAATCCATCAAACCCAAGTCCTGAAATATGAAGCACTTCATAATCTCTTAAAATAACTTGACCATATCCTTTTCCATCATCATTATTCTTGGTATAAATATAATAAATCTCACCATTATCTGCTCTATTTACAGTAATTTTATTAGGCAGTAGCGGATACATGGCTAAAATTTTATTTCTACCATCTCTTATAATTTGCGCATAAGCATTTCCCCATAATAAAAGATGACTCATAAGTGTTTCTCTAAACACAAATGAAGTCATCTCTGGGTTTGGCTCATCATGTAATAAATAATATAAAGATTGATTTATAGCTTTATTTTTCCCACCATCTTCACTATATTTATAAAGATGAAGTGGAAGTGAAGCAATAGACTCTGCAAGAATTCTAACACAAGCATAAACTGCAGTAGTTTGCATTGCGGTTCTTTCATTAGCAACTTTGCCACTAGATGTTCCACCGAAGAAAAAACTATATGCAGAACCTATAAAAGTATTTTTAGGCTTATCTCTTGATTTTCTTTTAAATATTGATATTTTAATTTTGAACACCTCCTAAAAATGGGCATAAAAAAAGCACCTCAATGAGATGCTTTTTTATATATCATTTTTCTCTTTTAGTAAGTATTTTTGATCGTCTAACTTTAAAAACACCAAATCTTTATATTCGTCAGGATAGGTATCTATTCCTGTAGTTAAAATAATCTGATATTTTATCTCCGATTGTGTTTTTACTTCGTTCGCTTTTGATAACAATGTAATATTTTTAATTAAATTTTCCTTATCAATTCCCTCTTTATTGGGAGTATCTATCATAAGAAATTTAGGAAAATTTACTTCAGTTTGTAAACTTTGAATTAACATAGTTAAAAAAAACATTAGCCTTTTGGGAACAGATGCACTCCTCTCACGATATTGGCTAAAATTAATATTAGGCATATAATCGTCACCAATATATGCTGCATAGCAGTGAGCATCCGCTAATTTCATCAGTTGAAGATAGATATCGCTAAAGCTACTTTTTCTGTTTAACATATCCTCTTTTGCTGCACTCAGATATACCTCTGTTTCAATTTTTAGAGATTCAACCTGCTTACGCAACTTTATTAATTCGACACTAATATTTTCTCTTTTTTGAGCCAATTCCTCTGCCTGCTGTAATTCAATAATTTTTGCATTCAATTCACATTCCCTGTTATCTAACTGTCTAATATATGCTGAATTATAGTCACATGTGATGTTTTGCATTAATTCATTGATATAGTTCTTTACATTTAGAATTTTATTATCCAGAGTTACTGTTTCTGAAACTATATTTTTCATCTTATAATTTTTTTTATCAAGCAAATTACTTAATGAACTAATAGCCTTCTTCTTAACTTTTAAAATATCAAAATATTCGTGATCTGTGTAAAAAAACTTTTCATACTGCTCTTCATCAACATCTTCACCACAAATACATTTTCCTTTTATTCTTTCAACATCTCTTAAACAATAAGGACATGTATTAGGCGAAAATAATTTTAATTTTTTATTTACAAGCCGAATTTTTTCTATTTCCTGTAATTCTTTTTCCGCCTCATCAATGAGAAATATTATTTTATCAATGGATTGATTTATAGCACTCTTAGCTTGAATTAAAGTATCTCTTTCACTTTGATATTTAGCTAAAATATTTCTTTGTTCATCTACAGACTTTAAGATTTGATTAGAACTACCTTTCTGACTAATTGCAATGTTTCTTTCAGCATTTACTTTTTTACGCATATTTTCATTTTCAACAATTAAAGCCTTGATATGAACTACATTTGATAAATCTTCGCTCAAAATTTCATTTAAAAAGTCATCATAGCTATCCATTATCGCTTGATTTTTTTCAAGTTCTTTAGACTTAAGTTTATAATTTCCCAATGCTGAATAATATTTATTATATATTTTACCCAACAATACTTCAAAAATAGCTTTTCTAATTTCTAAAGAATCTGATAAAAAGTTTGAATTGTCAGCTTCTTTATATATTTTATCAACCTCTGTCAATTGGTCATGATAAATAAGTCTCATTAAATCTGAAAAGTTTAGTTTAAAGCTCCTAGTCCCTTGAACTATATCAAAAACATTAATACCTAGAGTACCCAAAATCCAATCTGAAAATACCTTCGTATCTTTATCTGTCTGGTTTCTAAAAACACAAGTTTCAGTTACATTTTTATCTTCATCTACAATAAATATGATGTTATCACCTATCGTTCTTGTAAGTTCATATTTTTTATTGTTTATTTCAACCTCTAGTTCAACATAATTATCTTCGTCATTATAAATTTCTGTATGCTTATTATTAGCATCCTTATCATTTTTATTAAATCCGGGTACTTTACCACCTAATCCATAATATATTAAATTCATAAATGTACTTTTTCCATGTCCATTTACTCCCTCTAATATAACAATCCCATCTTCTAAATAAGGTGACTCAAAATAATATTTTTTCCCATTATATACAACTTTTCTAACAGCTAAATTTCCCATTTTGTTACCTCACTATATCCAAATATCTTAGTCTGTAAAGTGTCTATCTTAAGACTTCTTAACCTTTTAATTGCTCGTTTTATTACTAAGCTCTTTTCTAAATCATCTTTTAGAACTCCACTTTTTATTAAATTATTAATATCTTTATTATTTAGTAATAAAACATCAATGTTACTGCTTTTAGTGTTTTTTTGAAGTTTTACAATATCCTGTTTTTCTAAGAAAAACAGTACTCTCTTTATTACTGATATATCTAATTTTGAATCACAAAATATTTTTATAGCTTTTTCATTATCAAATATATCCTGTTTTTCGCCTTTTATAAGTTTGTTAAAAAAATAAAAATTGTTATCATTCTTTATAAATTCAAATATAATTCCTAACCTTCTGTAATCTTCGAAAGGTTTCACTTCACATTCTAAAGCCTTTAATATTGAGAGAATTTTAATTGTAATAAAATAATAATCTTCTTCTAAAATAAACATCATTCTTTTTTTACTATTCATTTACGCCTCTCCTCTCATCAAATGCTAGATAACATTCTTGAAAAAGTAATAGTATAGTTTTTCTAACCATGTCCCTATCCTTAAACGGCACTCTATATGTCTTAGATTTATCTATAATAAGTTTTTCTGCTTCATCAGTTAAGTTATCCAAAATCTCATTAATCTCATCTTGTGTAAAATTAGTCTTTTTTTCTTTAATAGCTCGTCTTACTATTTTTCTACATACTACATAAACCCTATAGTTATAAGCCTTAATTTCTCTTATTTCAGGATAATGTTTCTGTTCAAAAGCTCCATCAATATATTCTTCTTCCAATTCTTCTAACATATCCTTATCGTATGCTGGACTAACTTCTAAAATTTTATCATTTATGTCCCTTACATCATCGCACTTAACTGAATCCCACTTCAAATGTGTTGGATCTATTTTTTCAACAACCTTTGCATCTCGTGCAAAATCAAGAAATAAAAGTTTTACTTCTGCAACATGTACAACTCTACGTAAAAAATCTTTTTCAAAAGTTCTAGATTCTATCATATCTAATAATGATGCAATAATTTTATCAACGAATTTAACTTCTATGCTGTACTGAGAGCAAAGTTTACTAACTGTCTCATAAACATTTTTGCGAACTTCATTCTCGTCTCCTTCTCCAAAATTCCATTCAATTAAATCAAAAAACTTTTTCCACTGCTCACCAGTCATAGAATTTAAAAGTTGCTCATAAGTATTAATATTTTGTGTATGCTTTTTATGTTGTTCAAGATAGTACTCTTTAAATACGGGCAATACAAATGGAAGAGCTTTATCGTAGTTTTTATCCGCTAATAATTTTAATAAAGGCTCTTTGGGTAAATCTTCTTCTACTTTTTTTAATACTCCAACTTTATTTTCTTTAGCAATCTTAGTATTTGTATAAAAAACAAACTGAATACATTCTGAATCTTCTGTAATTCCCCTCCAATTATCAAAAAATATTCTTAAGGAGTTCTTAACTTCATGGCTATTTATTGAAAACAATGAAGAATAAGACTTGTTTTGCTCTGTTGTATAAGATATTTTTTCATTGCTTATATCCACTTCAAGTACATCATCTATGTATTCAATAGTACAGAGAACTGCTTTTTTTCCATCAATAAGTGCTCGTAACAATCTCTCTACCGCTCTTAATTTTTGTAACCCTATTCCTTTAAGACTAGCATCAGCATCAGTATTAATCTCTTCATCTTTTTTTAATAGATTATTCAGCATCATTTCACTCCTATACATATTCACAAATTTACAAGTTTATTAATTAACATATCTCTTTTTTAAACGTATATAGTAAAATAATACCACATCATTCATAAAATTAAAATTCCTCTCTCATCATAAACACTACCACCAATTCCACCATTTCTAATACTTCTATCCAAAGCCATTATTAAAGCAACTGCACCATCAATTTTTTCTGTACTTTTCTCTTTATCAGGCTTTATGTTTCCTGCTGGGTCTTGCTTTATAAATATATTATCCATCATCCATCTAAGTACTGGATTTCCTCCATGTGCTATTCTTTCTTCTAATGTTAATTTCATTAATTCTTTTGATGGTGGGGACATATCTTTATATCCTTGTCCGAATGGTACTACTGTAAAGCCCATACCATCAAGATTTTGCACCATTTGAATAGCTCCCCAGCGGTCAAAAGCTATTTCTTTTATGTTATATTTAATTCCTAATTCTTCGATAAAAGTTTCTATGAATCCATAATGAACAACATTACCTTCCGTTGTTTTTATAAATCCTTGTTTCTCCCACACATCATATGGTACATGATCCCTTCTTACTCTTAGTTTTAAGTTATCTTCTGGTATCCAAAAGAAAGGTAAAACTATATATTTTTCAGCATCATTTCTTGGTGGAAAAACCAAAACAAAAGCAGTAATATCTGTAGTACTTGAAAGGTCAAGTCCTCCATAACATTCTCTGCCTTTTAGTGAATCTATATCTATATTAGAATCACACTCGTCCCATTTATCCATTGGCATCCAACGAGTGGATTGTTTTACCCATTGATTAAGCCTTAATTGCCTAAATATATTTTCTTCAGCTGGATTTTCTTTTGCACTATTAAAAGCATTTCTAACTTTTTCTATATCAATAGTGTGTCCAAGTGATGGATTAGCTTTATACCAGTTTTCTTCTGATGTCCAATCATCCTCATCTTTAATTCCATATATAACAGGATAAAAAGTAGAATCTATTTTTCTGCCTTCTATAATATCCATAGCCTTTTGGTGTTGCTCAAAACATATAGAATTTCTATCTGTTCCTGCTGTAGTTATTAAAAAGAATAAGGGTTGAGTTCTAGCATCTCCACTTCCCTTAGTCATAACATCAAATAGTCCTCTGTTTGGCTGACTATGGAGTTCATCAAATATAACTGCATGAACATTTAAACCATGCTTTGTGTAAGCTTCTGCTGATAATACTTGATAATAACTATTTGTAGGTTTAAAGACTAATCTTTTAACTGACATTATAGGTTTTATCCTTCTTTTTAAAGCCGGACATTGTTCTACCATATCAACAGCTACATCAAAAACTATAGACGCTTGTTGCCTATCTGAAGCACATCCATAAACTTCTGCTCCCCATTCATTATCTCCGCAAGTCATATATAGGGCAACTGCTGCTGCAAGTTCTGATTTACCATTCTTTTTTGGTATTTCAACATAGGCTGTATTATATTGCCTGTATCCATTAGGCTTTATGTTTCCAAAAATATCTCTTATAATTTTGTCCTGCCATGAAAGAAGGTCAAAGTTTTGTCCCTTCCATCTGCCTTTTGTGTGTTTTAAACAATTTATAAAATCAACAACATATTGTGCCTTTGCTGCATCATACATTCTTGCCACCACCCTTAAATAGCAATAATTCCATCTTGTCATCTTCATTTTCATTTGAATCTGTAATAATTCTACTTCTTGAAGATGGAGTAAGACCAAATTGTTCACAAAACTTATTCATTATTTTCAAATAAGTTTGTGCTATTGAAACCTGTGGTACTTGCTGCCAATAACCAGATGGAGTTTTTACTATAGCACCATGTTTTGTAACAAACTCCTCAGCTTCCTTCCACCTTGCATAAGCCTGGCAATATCCTGCAAATGCTGCCATATCTATTTCTGTTAAAGTACCTAGGTGCTCCATTTGCTTTGCCATTCTTCTCCATTCTTTTTTTGCATCATCTTCTAACCAACTTGGGCATCTTGGCGCTTTCTTTTCTGGTTTAGGTTCATTTTTATTTAATGGTCTTTTACCTGGATTACCTTCAATGATTTTAATTGCAGTTGGTTTTGGTTTTCTTCCCCTTTGTGCCATAGTTTTCACCTCCAATCTTTAAAATCTATAACAAAAAAGAACCTACTGTAATTTAGTAAGTTCTTCATATAATTTTCTAATTATTTACCTCTTATGCCTTTGTAATTATAGTTACCTTTTTTAATTTCTTCATGGTCCGCCTTAACTGCCTTTTCATAATCCTTATCTTGTTTTTCTTTTTTATGGCACTCCATGCAAATGCACTCGGTATTAAACATTGACATGATCCTTCCATTTCCTAAAGAACCACCACATCTATCACAAGTTTTTTGTGTAAAAAATTTATCCATAAATAACCTCCGCTACTTTAGTTTATTTTTAATTTGGAATCTATAAAACTTTCAAGTGATTTCTATTTTCAAGCAATCCTTGGTGTTCTAAATGCTGAATCTCCATCAAGAGATTTCATAAGGTGCATTCTGCAATTTTTAAATTCATCTCCTATAAGCCCAAGTCTAAGAAGCCAACACCTAAAGGTATATTTTTCATTATCAGTATTGGTACGTTTTGCACTTGCACTTTTTTGTTTTAATGCTTGGTGGCTAATGGCTAAGCAAAAAACTATGTAACTTCTAATTTTTCCTGCGTGCATAGTCCCATTAAAAAGTCTAAACTCAATAGTTCCTTTTGTAAAAGTACTATGTAAATTTAGTCCATGATATCTGCTTGTATGGTAGTGCCTTCTCCTATTCTCAACGCCATAATCGCTATACCAAATATCTGCAAGCTCCTTTAAATTCTTAGGTTTCTTTTTATTTATAGTTTCCATCAAATGATTATTAACCTTTTTGCAATATTTAACCCTAGCTGGATCAATTTCAAGGCTTTTATAAATTAAATCTTCCTTTGCTGCTATAAGATTAACTAGATTCTTTAAAGTATTTGGAGTATGTCCTTTTGCACCTATATGAATATGAATTCCACATTTCAGCTTACTTTCGCTAACTGCTCCTGCATGTCTAAGCTTTCTTATAAGTTCTTGCAAGATTTCAATATCTTCATACTTTAGAATAGGCGTTACAAGTTCTACACTATAACTTTTATCTGCTGAAATAAGTGTACCCTTTTCTTTTTTCATTGTTTCAATACTTGCATCACTCATTATTTTCCAGATTCTTTTATCTGGTGCTGTTACCTTATAGGTATCATAACTATCATAGTTTCTTTCGATTTCTCCATTTAGAAATTTTGAAATAACTTTTGAAGCTTTTTCTCTTGTAATTCCTGTCATTTCAATTTCTACACCAATTGTTTGGTTCTTCAATTCTTTTCTACTCCTTTCAAAGTGTGTTTATTACCTTTTGGTAGTGTACATATTACCTCTGAAAGGTGTGTATATCCAGTTATATATGCAAGATTCTATCAAATAAAATATATATTTTTTATGGACTAATTTCTATAATTACAGCATAAGAAAAACCACCCTTTAGGTGGCTTAATTTCTACTTTTCTATTGCTGTGTATCTTGGATAATCATAACCTTCTGAATCTACTAAGATACTTTTATTTGTTTTTGTATTTTTAACTCTTATGCATCTTAATTCCCCTTTTGAATTGCATCCACCATCTTCTTTTGTTATCCAATTTTGATCTCTGCAAAAGTCTTTTGCAAATTCTTTGAATTCCTCATCACTTAATTTTATTTCTTTTGTAACTTCGTAAAGTTCTCCTTTCATTCCATCTTTCTTAGCTTCTTTTGTAAGGTAGTTAAGTTCCTTTAAATTTAAAACCTTTCTTCCAAATAATGCTCTCATTTTTAAACCTCCATGTGTGTTTTCGTTACATACATATATCACTCTAAAGCACACATATAGCAAGGGTTTTATTCACTTTTTTCAATATCTTTATAAGAAATTTTTTCACCATTTCTTATAAGAAATATGACTTCATCACTATCTACTTGTCCTATATATCTCTTAACAATAACATCAGCATATTTTTCATCAAGTTCTATAGTATAGCAAATTCTATCTGTCTGCTCACAAGCTATAAGAGTTGAACCACTTCCTCCAAAAGGATCTAGCACAATAGAATTTGTTAAACTTGAATTTGTAATTGGATATGCAACTAAAGCTATTGGCTTCATTGTTGGATGATATTTTGATTTTGTAGGTCTGTCAAAATTCCAAGTGGTCCTTTGCTTTCTATCTCCGTAAAATTTATGTCCTGCAGTAGGTTTCCATCCTACAAGTACAGGCTCATGATTATATTGATAATCACAACGTCCTAATACTGGAGAATTCTTTATCCATATACAAGTTTGATGACAAAAGAATCCTGCATCTTTAAAAGCTACTCTAAAATTAACTGTTTCCCTATCAGCATGAAATACATAAATAGAACCTCCGTCTGCAAGACTTTCATACATACCCTTATAAGCATTAAGAAGAAATTCATAAAACTTTTTATCTTCCATGTTATCATTTTGAATTTTTCCTGCTGCTCCTTCATAGGAAACATTGTACGGAGGGTCTGTTACAACTAAATTTGCTTTCTTTCCTTCCATAAGTTTTTCATATGTTTCAAGTTTTGTGCTATCACCGCATATTAACCGATGTCTTCCAAGCAACCAAATATCACCATTCTTTGTTATTGGAACTTCTGGTGGTGCTTCATCAAAACCATCTTCTTTCACACCTTTAGGATGAAGTTCATTAAAAAGTTCATCAATTTCTGGTGGCTCAAAACCTGTAAACTCTACATCATAATCAATTTCCTGTAGATCCTTTATTAAATCAGCAAGTAATTCTTTGTTCCATTCACCAGTAATCTTATTAAGAGCAATATTTAGTGCTTTTTCTTTGGTTTTATCAATATCTATTACAATGCAATCTATATCTTCATAACCTAATGTTTTTAAAACTGAAACTCTTTGATGTCCTCCTATAATTGTCATATCAGAATTTACAATAATAGGCTCAACATATCCAAATTCATTTATGCTGCTTTTAATTTTATCAAATTCTTTATCTCCTGGTTTTAATTTTTTTCTAGGATTATATGCAGCAGGAACTAAATCTGAAATTTTTAATTTCTTAAATTCCATTTTCCTCATCCCTCCAAAATCTATCTTTAATGTAGCAGTTGTGGCTACAGTATTTTCTATTTTTATTTCCATAAGCACTAAATTCTTTTCCACAGTAAGCACAGGTATATTTATAAAATGCTGTTTCTTTTCTATTTCTTTTATCTTGATTTTCATTCCACCATTTTCTTCTACAATCATCAGAGCAAAATCTTCTAATTCTGCCTTTACCATTTTGCTTTAAGGGTTTATCACAATAGACGCAAAGTAAATTTCTTTTCATCTTTTCTTCAAAATTTAGAGCAACAACACATGAATTTCCTTCTAACCCATTACGCTTACAAAACCCTCTAACGCTATCTCTAGTTAGATTTAAAAAGTTAGCAATTTTTTTATATCCCATACCTTTTAATCTTAGTTCTCTTATTTTTTCTTTTTCATCACTTGTCATATGAGTTGCTCCTTTCATTAAATATTAAATCTTTACGCAATAAAAAAAGTAACCACAACACTTGTAGCTACTTAATTTAAACTTTATATTATGCGATTTTTGCCTATCCCCCTTGTTTAATTCTGCGAAAATTCACACGTGAGGGGGCGGCGGTCCTTGGCATGTCCTCTTTAGAGGTTTGAACCCCCCTACCCATAAAAAAATCTCATTCACCCTAATATTTATTATTCTTGTTTATAATTAAACTTAGTATTTATAAATGAAATTATACTATACATTTTAAATGGGTCCTGTACTGTAAACTCGTCAACGTTATTATATACCTTAACTTTAATTTTAATATCAGGTCTACAATCTTCCAAGATCTCTATGTTCCCAACTTCTTCATCTTTAAAAATAATTGATTTTAAATTTTCAGTGTTTACAACTTTTTCAAGTACCATACCATCTAATAAATTTTTTCCAATAACATTAAACATCTCTTCTTCCATACTTAAAACTATATCGGACTTTATATCTGATAGTTCTTCTAATATTGAATTCAAACTAGCTATCCTACGTTTTATGTTTTGTTGATTTGGTTTTAATGCATCCTCTATTTCTTTTAATTTTACTTTTAAACTATTAATTTCATCAATAGTTTCTTTGTTTTCTATGCTACTTTTCTTAATTTTTTCAATTTCTTCTTTTGCCCTGTTTACTAATTCTATAATATCTCGCTTCCTAGATTCCAAGAAAACACCCTCAAAATAATTGATATACTATATAATTATTTTTATTTACACCTAATTATTCTTTAATATTTAAATTCTTGATACCTATCTTCTGTCATTGTCTTCTTATCATGACACTTTTTACACAAAGGTTGCCAGTTGCTCTTATCCCAAAACAATTTATAATCTCCTCTATGAGGAATAATATGATCAACTACTGTAGCCTTTGTTATCCTACCTTGTTTTTTACACTCAACACATATAGGATTATTTTTTAGAAATATCTTTCTAATCTTATTCCATCTGCTATCGTAGCCACGTCTTCCAGCACTTTCTCTTTTATTTCTATGTAAATTCATATGTTTTTCACAATATTTATTCTTTGTAAGTTCAGGGCATCCTGGATGCCTACAAGGTTTTAATGGTTTCATTGGCACTTTATTTCACCATCCTTTATTTTTATGCATAGAAAAAACCCTCCAGAGTTTTACCTCCAAGGGCTTTGTTATCAAGAATGCTGCGTTTCCTAAGAATCGAATCGATATAACATCGGCATATACTACAGCATATGGTGCTCTTAATTTTTCTATGCTTTTACACTTTATATTATATCACTTATACTGGGTGGCATTCAGTCTTATTTAGTCTCATTTAGTCGCAACTTTTAATTTATCTATTTCTTTTAATGCTTTTCCATGAATTCTAAATATTGAACTTCTATCATATCCCATAGATGTTGCTATATCATCCCAGCACCTACCATTAATATATCTCATCTCTAAAAGCAACTGGTAATTCAAATCACTAAGTTTATTTATAGTTTCCATAATTTCTTTCTTGAGATCCACCAGTTTATCAATATCTTTATTAATCTCATATTCTAAATCAATAACCTTTACCATTACATTTTCCATTGGACTTTTACTATTAGGTCCGCCTGATACTCTTTCTTGTGTAATATCTGTATTTACTTTCATGGCTAAACTCTTTAAGGATTCTAATTGCTCAAGTTTACTATCTATTCTTTTATCAAGCCAAACAGCTTGTGATAAATATTCTTTTGCATTCATATTAGGCTCTCCCTTCCTGCTTTTTAATTCTTGCTTTAACTGCATCAATTAAAGCAGTTTGACTTGTATCTTTATTTTCTAAAGCTTGTATAACTTTTTCATCTACTGTATATTTTGCTATGATATGGTGAATCACCACAGTGTGCTTTTGTCCTTGTCTATATAATCTTGCATTGGCTTGCTGATAAAGTTCTAAGCTCCAAGTAAGACTAAACCAAATAATTGTACATCCTCCTTCTTGAAGATTAAGCCCATGTCCTGTAGATGCTGGATGACATAAAGCAATTTGTATTTTTCCTTCATTCCACCTTGCAATATCTTCTGAAGTATTAATTTCTTCTACCTCAAAACGTTCCTTAATTCTATCTTTATCATGTTTGAATCCATAATACACAAGAACTGGTTTACCATTAGCTGCTTCTATTAAATCTTCTAGTGCATCTAATTTTTTATCATGAATAAGTTTAACATCACCAAACTCATCATAAACAGCACCACTTGCCATTTGCAGAAGTTTATTAGAAAGTACTGCTGCATTTTTTGCATCAACATCACTATCCTCAAAAGGTAATAATAAATCTCTTTCAAGCTTACGATATAGTTTCATATCTTTTTCTGATAGTTCCACCATAACTTTATTAAAAATACACTCTGGCATTTTTAAATAATCAAGAGCCTTCATGCTAATGCATATATCTGAAATTTTCTCATATATCCTTTTTTCTGCATCTTCATTAATAACATAATCTGCTGGAATAACTCCATTTATATATTTTTGTGGATGAAAATATCTGTTGCGGTAGCCAGTAAAGGTTCTTCCCAGTCTCTCTCCACCATCTAAAAGATAAATCTGACTCCAAATATTTAATAAACCATTTGGTGCAGGTGTTCCAGTAAGACCTACAATTCTTTTAATTTTATGTCTTACTTTCTTTAATGCTTTAAACCTTTTAGCCGATGGAGATTTAAAACTTGAAAGTTCATCAATAACTACCATATCAAAGGGCCAATCATTTTTATAAAAATCCACAAGCCATGGAACATTCTCTCTGTTGATGGTATAAATATCTGCCTTTTTATAAAGTGCCATTATCCTATTTTTCTTACTTCCTAATATCTTTGAAAGCTTTAAATATTTTAGATGCTCCCACTTTTCTATTTCATCTTGCCATGTAGTGTCAGCTACTCTAAGTGGTGCAATTACTAAAACTTTTGAAACATCAAACATATTATACATAAGTTCTACAATTGCAGTTAAAGTAATTACACTTTTGCCAAGACCACATTCTAAGAAAAGTCCTGCTGATTTATGTTTTAATATAAATTCTGTTGAAAAAGCTTGATATCCATGTGGCTTATAATCTACTTTTTTCAATTTCATCTATAACACCTTCTATCTCTTCTTTCCTATCTATGCAATAAACTAAAAATCCTAATGATTCTAATTGTGTTTTTCTTTTTATCTGAAGAGGTCTCATTTTCTTTCCAGGTGCTTTTAATTCTACAAATGCTATTTTACTTTTAGGTAGGAGCACCAAACGATCTGGCACTCCATTGACACTCGGAGAAATAAACTTTAATGCTAGTCCACCTCTTGTTTTCACTTTTCTAATTAATATCTTCTCTATATCTTTTTCTCTCATAACTTTTTTACCTCCCATGCTTTTTTCTATAGCTGAGATTATGATTTTTACCTTCCATCTTTTGTTCTTAAAGGCTGTTTCTTAGGGTTTTAAACTCTTACGCGTGCGTATATATACATGCGTACCCTATATACTCTATATATAATATACATACATACTCTATAATAGAGATAAGAACATAAGAACTAATATATAATAAGCCTTTGTTTTATCTGTCTTTAGTACAAGTTTTTAAAATGTACCTGTTTTAATCTTAAGTATCTTAGAAACAATTATTTAGTTCTTGTAAATCTGCTTTAGTTTTCATCTCTTATATATGTTAACTGCGGACCATAAATAGGAATTCTCATTTTACCAAATTTATTACCCCTATAACGCTTCCACCCTCCTATTTTTACTAAAATACCTTGTATTTCAAAAGAATCACTTCTTTTTATATCTTCTTTCTTTTTACCAAAACATTCACACCAAATCTCTTGAATGCATACCCTCTCTCTTTTTACAGTACCTACTAAAGTTTCAGCTCCAAATTCGCTGTCACCTACTAAAAAATTACGCCTTTGAAATAAGTCCATATTATCCCAATTATCTGGTAAAAGTGTATTTAAATAATCTCTAACAAGACCTTCACGATCATCTTCTTCCATAGCCTCTTGCTGATGCTGATAAGCCATTACTGCTGATTCTCCTTTTAAGGTTAGTTCTTCTCCTGCTTTATACTTTACAATTGCCTCTGCCCAAATTTGATTAACTTCATTTTGTGTAATATCTTCCCAAACACTCTTTTTACCTAATTTAACCTGAACGGGCCAAAATCTTCTGTTACCTGTAACATCTCTTAAAAAGCCTTTTTCTGCATTAGTAGTTCCAACTATAATGCACTGTCTTGGATGGTTTTCAACAGTTACTCCATAGCTTTGTCTAAACTTATCATCTGTTCTAGTTATAAAGGATTTAACTGTTTCAACATCCATTTTTCTAAGACCTGCAAGCTCTCCAAGTTCTAAAATCCAGTATCCTTGAAGTTTTTCTGCAGCCGCTTTATCTCTCATATCTGATATAGTTAAACTGTCAGAAAACCATTTTCCTGCAAGCTTAGAAAAGAACGTAGATTTTCCAATACCTTGATTGCCATTTAAAATTAAGACATAATCAAACTTTATGCCTGGTTCATATATTCTAGCTACTGCTGCAACTAAAGTTTTTCTCATAACTTCTTTTGTATAAAAATTATCTTCAGCATCAAAATAATCAATAAGAAGTGTATCTAATCTTTCTTCTTTATCCCAATTAGGTAGTGAATTAAAATAATCCTTAATTGGATGAAATGCTCTTTCTGATGCTCCTGCAAGTAGTGCATCTTTGAACTTTCCTGGAGACCAAATACCATATTTCTTATCTAAATACACTTTGGCATAAGAAAGGTCTGAATCATTCCATCCCTTTTTTACTTGTTTCCATGGAAGTTCTCCATTAACATCTATGGTATGAGATAACTCATTATAAGCAATAGATTCAAACATACTGTCATGACGAAATATTTCTGTTATGTTAATAAGAGTATCTTTAACTGTTCCATTTTTATTAAGTTCTAAATTAAGCTCCCACTCATTATCATTTTTAAATTCTTCCAAAGCCTCTTCTTCACGTTCTTTTGAAAGTTGCCTTTTCACCTTTTCATCTTCTCTGCAAAATTCCACCATTGCTTTATAAGATGGTAATTGTTTCTTTTCATCTGCATCTTCATCCATATCTCCATAAAGGTGAATTCTTACAAGGTCAAATGCATTTAAAAGTTTGTTGCAGGCTGGATCTGTAGCATGATGAGAATATGCATATTTATTATCATAAATAATAACTCCAGCTGCAGAATCAGCAGGAATATAATCATACCTATCTGGAATAATACTAGGTGCATAAATATCTGATAAAAAAGTTTCTATAGCTTCTATAATTGCGTAACTTCTGCAAAATGCTCCTACCATACCTTGTTTCTTTAAAGGATTTTCCTGCTTTTTCATAGTCTTTTCAATAATAGCTGTTTGCCTTGAAGATACAGGCCATGAAGATGTATCCTTCCAATCTTTATATAAAGAGAGAATATTATCAGGATTTAAAAATTCTCCATTAATAACTTTAAAGAAATACTCTCCATCAGATGAGGTGCTAGGAAAATACATCAACCTATTTGGTTCATAAGTAGTATCATCAAATAATTCAATACCAATTTGCTTTGCTATCATTCGTGATATAGCTTGATACTCATCTGCATTTACAGTTTTTGATAAAGGAATAATAATTCTAAGCCTTGGCTTATCTTTGCTATGCTTATGAGTAGAATAAATACAACAAGCATAATCATATAACATTTCAATATCTGAGGTTATTACTTCTGCATCATCTGCATAATCCATATCTAAGGTTAACATGGAACGTGATAAAACATTTTCTTTTTTACGCCTACCATCTTTAAGTTCTCCTGCTACAAAACCACCTACATCTTTTACATTATCCTGCTGAAATTTTTTCATTTTTCTATACTCTGCTTGGGTTTCACTTGTAACAGTTGTATGGGAGAGTTTTTGTGCGAACTCCTCCCAAGTTACTGATTGTTTTTTCCATAATTTATCTTTACGGCTATTGCCAGTTGAAATAACAAAATTCATGATACTGTTACCTCCTCTTTCTTCCTATATTTTCTCTATGTTGTACTTTCCTTTTGTTAAGTACATACTTAATCTTTCATATAAAAATTGCATTCATAGCCATCTGCTTTTAAGGGTAACCCTTTTACCCATTTAGGTGATTCTGCCATAATTGCACACATTTCTTCTACAGAACCTTCTCCTATAGGCACTTCACATATAGCTTCATCATGTACGTGGGCAACTATTTTATACCCTGCTTTATCTAATCTAAGCATGGCTTCTGCTAATAAATCTCTTGACGTTGCTTGCACAATATTTTCTACAATTTTAGGTCCATAAGTTTCTATCCTCTCCCACTTTTTTGTTGCTCCAATGCCTTCATAAGTAAGTCCTTCTCTACCAAATTTATTTAATCCAATCCTAGGTTTTACATAAACAAGATTTCTTCCAGATGGCAAAGTAACAAATAACATTCCACTTTTATAGGTAAAAATAATACCATGGGTAGATGCTATGCCTCTTTCCTTTACTGCTTTAATAGCTACCTTATCAACATCCCACCAAAACTTCACAATATGAGGATTTGCAGTTCTCCAATTATCAATAAGCCCTTGAAGTTCAGATTCCTCAACTCCCATATCTAAAGCTCCCATAGATTTTAATGCACCAACACCGCCGCCATATCCACAAGCCAATTCTGATATTTTCCCTTTCTGCCTTAAAGGACTTCCTTTAGTAATGCTTTCAATAGGTACATGAAACATCATAGATGCAGCTGCTTCATATATTTTTCCATGTGATGCAAAGACATCAAGTCTCCATTTTTCACCAGCAAGCCATGAAATTACTCTTGCTTCTATTGCTGAAAAATCTGCTACTATAAAACGATACTTTTCTTTAGGAATAAAATTAGTTCTAATAAGTTCAGATAACACACTAGGTGTATTTCCAAATAAAAGTTCTACATCTTCAAATCTACCTTCTTTTATTAAATCTCTTGCAAGAGTTAAATCCTTAAGATGATTTTGAGGTAGGTTTTGGAACTGAACTAAACGCCCACTCCACCTGCCAGTTCTATTTGCACCATAAAATTGAAATAATCCATGAACCCTGCCATCAGAGCAAACTGCTCTTTCTATAGCTTCATATTTTTTCACACTAGTTTTAGCCATTAAAAGTCTTAACTTTAAAGCTTCAGCAACTTCTCCTTCTGTTTCTTCCACTAAATCCGTTACGGCTTTTTTTGAAAGGCTCTCCACTTTAACTCCACGTTCTTTTAACCATCCTTTCAGCTGTGCTACAGAGTTTGGATTTTCAAGTCCTGTTAACTCATAGGCTTTTTCTGTAGCAGCAACTGTAAACTGCCTATCACAAGAAATAGCTTCTTCCTCTAATTTTTTATCTACTAATAATCCAAGATCATTTATTTTCTGATCTAGTACATAAAATTCTTGCTCTCTTTCTGGTATAGGATACTTCTTTAACTTCTCACGAATGGCAAGTTCCACTTGAACATCTCTAACATTATACTTTTTAAATAACTCCCATTTTTCTGGAGCATCCTTTGGCATATTCCTTGTTCTTCCTCCATTAGCTGCAGTAGCTCTACAAGGTGTACAAAAATATCTAATTAATGCTTTACCTTCATCCATTTTCTGCTCATCAAGTTTTAACACTTTGCCTACTCCTGCTAAACTAAGTGGTAATCCTAGCATTGAAGCCTGTACCTCTGTACAACTCCATGAAGATGGATGAAGGTATATATTTTTATTTAATAATCTTGAAAGGTATGTCATTAAACAAATCCTTTCAAACTGAGCATTAAAAGCTGTTTTTATAACATTATCATCAATTATTGCATCTATAATAAACTGTGGCAGTTTTTCTCCACTAGCCATATCTACTACTTCTACTGGTCCACCATCTATACTGTATCCAAATAACAAAATATCAAAGTTTACACTATCAGCATAACGATACACACCACATTTACTAATATCAACATCAGAAAAAGTTTCTATATCTATAGATAATATTTTCAATTTTTCATTACCTCCTTATGCAAGGCAAAGAGCCAATAAGGCTCTACCTGCATAAAAGTTATTTTATTTTTATGACATAAAATCATCATCTTCTTCTTCAATTTCAAAGTCATCCTCTGCTCTACTATGACCACCTAAAGATTCCCCATCTCTAAGCTTTTGAACATTACCAAGACCTGCTGCAATTCCACGATTTCCATTTACATTAAAGGCATAAAAATTAACACTTACCTTTCCATAACATCCACTATAAACTTCACTTCTATCAAGAATTGGCTGTATTCTTTTATCTACAATCTGAGGTGCATCTTTTGAATTTGTATTTATAAAATAGCTGTTTTCATATGCTGGATCATCTGGTCTGTCAATATCTCCATCTCTTAGTGGAGTTTTTAAGTTTTTAGGAATCTTTCCTCCAAACTTACCTATACCTTCTTTTTTAGCATCTTCAACAGCCTTTTGAATCATAGTTAAAGTTTTCTTATCACCTTTAGGTATAATTATAGAAACACTATACTTAGGCTCACTTCCATTAATACTTTTTGCCTCAAATAGATTTGTATAACTTAATCTCCCTGGTATTACCACTTTTGAATTTTTACTCATAACAAAATCCTCCTAATATTTTAAATTCAGCTATTTTAAGCTGTATATTATTCTTCAACTTGAAACTCTGCAGCTACTACATCTACTGCATTTCTTTTATCTGTATCTAAAACTAATGTTAATTTACCCTTTGGCTTTTCTACAAAAGAACCTAAGATATCCTTAAACTTTTTCTTTCCCATTAACTTTTCCATCTCAGTTATGGAAATTAAGTTCTTCTTATAAATATCACTATATCCAGCACCCTTTGCAGCTTCAGCTACAGATTGTTCATCTGTATATTTTCTTCTAGTCCTTCCTTCTACAAGTTTAAATCCATCCCAATTTTTGCCTTCATTAATAGCAAGTGCTGTAGCATAGGTATAAATATCACTTGCCCACTTAGAAAGTTCTTCTGCAACTCCCATAATTTCAGCTATTTCATCATCTGAAAGTAATGTTGGGTCTGAAAATTCATATTTTAAAAGTTCTAAATTTTTAACTGCTCTAGCTCTACACTGATTTTTAGCTTTGCAAAACCTACAATGTTCTCCTGGACAAAATTCCCCTTCGCCTTTTAATGCTAATTCTGCTTTTGGTTTTAGTTCCTCTTCTGCCCACTTGAGAAGTTCTTCTACGGTTATTTCATAAGTAGAAAAGTTATCTACTCTTGGCTGAACTATAGTCATAGTAACTTTTTCAATGTCATAAAGCATATCAAATAAAGATAAAGCACCTAATGCATAAAGCATCATCTGTGGATTTTTTTCTGCAGATACTATAACTCCTCTACCATATTTAAAATCTATAACATGAAGTGTACCTGTTCCAGCTATCACAAGGTCTCCAGTTCCAAAGCCACCTTCAACATAGTCACTAAAATCTAACTTTTGCTCAATTAAAATCTGAAGGTCCTTGCAATTTTCCTTAGCCTTTTCTATAATTCCTAAACAGTATTCTACATAAGTATCTGTATACTCGTCCATTTCATCTGAATCATACTTACTAACAGGTTTTCTTGACCTCATTTTTAAAGCTTTCTTTAACTTATGTTCAGCGAGATCATGTGCCGCAGTTCCTTCTTCTGCATAAGTGCTTGTCTCATTTGGAAACTGCTGTTCTAAAAGCATTGAAGGTGTACAAGCTAAAATTCTATGAGCTGCTGAAGGTGAAAATTTAGAATGCTCATTATAAGAACCACTCATTTTATTTCACCAACTTCCTTAAGTACATCTGCATAGCACTTTGGCTCAAGTGCAGTTAACTTATTTGCTCCATACTTTACTATAATTGCTTTAACTTCTTCTCTATGTCCTTCACGATTTTTCTCAGCCATAGCTGCTCTTACTTCTTCTAGAGTTGGTTGTTTTTGCGCTTGTGAATCTTCTTTATTTTCTTTAACATTAGACTCTTTTACTGCATTTTCTTTTCCTTCTACTTCTTGTGAATTTACTGGTTCATTTAATACTTTTGTTAAAGTTTCTAAACTCCCAGTAATACCCTTTAGATTTACTATAATGTCTTGAATTATTTTAGTTTTGTTCATGCTTTACTTCTCCTTTCTTATTTTCTTTTTCACTTTGTTCTATTAATCTTGTAGCTAATCTCTTAGATACAATACTTATTGCTGTAAGAACACCAACCATTTCCTCTTGCATTTCTTTGTTTACATTTGCCTCCATATCTTTTTACTCCCTTCATTTTTTTTAATTAACCCCTTCACTTATTAGCCAATAAAGAGGTATGTTTTGTAACCAAAATTTAAAAATTTTATTAGTTCTTCTTTTCAAAATAATAAAAGTTGCTTTATTCCTGGAGTATTACTCAAATTTAAGTAATACTCCTCAGTTATTAACCTTTAAAAATACATTTTGGGTCACATATGTTTGAAAATTTTTATATAGATGATCCTTTTATTAAAAGCCTAAAAGTTTCTCTTCCTTTTGGAGTAATAAGTGTCTGTGTACCAACCCATCCTGTTCTTTCATTTTTTACTTCCTTAATTTCAAACAATCCATCATTTTTATCTGCATAAGGCTTAAGTTTTTGTTTTTTATCACGATAGACATATCCTATATTTAGAAGAAAACTAATAAATGCTTTTTCCTTAACCTTTAATTCTTTAGCTGTATCTCTAAAATTAGTAAGTAAATTTCTATCTACTAATTCATCAAAATATTCAGTCTTGGGTTGCATATTAGTATTAGCAACTAATAATTCTTCATTTTCTATCTGTAGATTTTTTATTGTTATATCTGCCATCTTTAATGCTCTAGACATAACCATTTCAGGTGTATTCCATGCCTTTTCTATAGAAAGAAAATACTGACGTGCCATTTTTCCTTTTTCCGTTCTTTGAATCATACACAATTCCTTTGCCATTGGAATTGTAAGTTCATGATCAGTTGATGGTCTTCCACCGCATACATGTGTTTTACTCAAATTTGAGTAAAAGTCCACACCCTCTGTAAATCCATATTCACACATTCTTTTAAACCAATCATTATATCTAGTTTCTACTTCTAAAAATTCATGTAATTCTCTACCAGATACCGTTGGTTCTTCTTTGCTATAATCTACTTTAACTAATTCATTCATTTATATAACCTCCGTATATTGTGATGGGAGATAACCCCCTCACTTGTTAGCCAATAAGGAGGTATGTTTGGTAACCAAATTTATAAAAAATATTTTTTAAGCTTTTCTAAAATTTTTTTATGTCTTTTAACAATAGCTACATGAGAAACGTTTTCTTCTTTTGCGACTTCTCTTACTGTAAGGTTTTTATAATAAATGCTCTTTATAAGTTCTTGCTCCTCACAATCTAGTTCTTCCATAGCCTTCTGTAAAATAAAAAGCATTGCCTTATCACAGACAATGTCTTCTACAGCTTGGGCATCTTTAAAATCTAATCCTTTATCTATTAACCTTTCAACAGAATCCTCTTTACTATCAACAAAAGTAACCTTTTGTTTCTCCATATCTACATCAATACGTCCTACCTTTATATCATTTTGCATATATCTTTCACGTCTTCCCATTTTATAGTACTCTTTATAAAGTTCCTCACTTACTTCCACTAACTCTTTACCTATTTTAATAACTCTTTTCATTTTATTTACCTCCTTGAATTTTGGAATTTAAAACTGTATTACTGATGAAAATGCTGTATTTACACATGACTTGACCCAAAAAAGGGCAAAAAAAATAGCCGGAGAAATGTCCTGCACTGAGAAATAATTCTCAATTTGCATTGACATTTCAATCCGGCTATCAAGCAGCTCACAAGGGATTGTATTTATTGAATTTTTAAGATAATTCTTTAGTTTTCTGTTTATAAATTAATTTACAAGTTGCTTTCATTTTTTCCATTGTTTCTTTATCTACATATGGACTAACAATTGAACCAATATCAATTAAGATAGGTTCTTTATAATCTCTACATTTAGTTGATATTAGAAAGGAATCTTTTTCAATAATAATTTTAAATAGTAACTTTTGGTGTTTTCCTTTGTCTCTCACTTCTTTTAATACCATAGGCACCTCCATTTTTTATTCATTTTATGTCTTGTAGGCTTTCAAGCGAACATTGAAGTTAAAAAAAATTGTCGTTATGTGTCATGTCTGCATATAAGCGAACATAAGGAGTAAAAAAATAAGACCTACACTCTATTCGTCTTTTATACACTTATATTAGTGTGTATAAAAGATAACAACATAAACTAACTCTATGCTATTATCCTTTATAACAAAATCTCTAAAGTATTTAATCTTATTTCTGCCGCCTGTTTTGACACTTGGAAAGTTGATGCTAATTCATTAATAATAAATTCTTTTACCATCTCTGGACTAAATCCTTTCCACATAAAATCATTAATTTTCTCCCCTACTAAATAAGTTTTTTTAAGTTCATGTGTTTTCTTTTTAAACATAGATGATGGCATCAAAATTGCAGCTGCTAAATTATCTGCTTGCCATTCAACCCATTCATCTGGTGTTTTAGGTTTGTATGGTTTATCTTTTGGGCAACGACATGCCTTGGCTGATGTTTTCTCTTTATAGGATAGAGCCATAAATCTTAGCTGATGCTTGTCCCAATGAACTATCTCATGAGCAATAGTAAATCTTTCTCTACCTCTGGAATTTGGCTCAGAAAGATCACTTTCTACAAGTAAAGTTCCTTTATTATATTTTCTTCTAATGCACTGGTTTTGCTCCTTATCATATAATTCTACTAACCCATCAGAAAATATCATCATGCCTAATATATCATAATTTCTATCAATATTTACATAATCAATCTCAAGATTCATTTCTAATTCTGCAATATCTTCTACTGGTATAGGCATAGGTTTCTCTAAAGCTTCTGGACAGTACTTTAGCAAAAATTTTGTTGCCTCTTTATCCATATCCTTTTTATATATAATTGGCACTAAATCTTTACTTAAATTCATTAACATATCCCCACCTTTTTACTTGTTATAGGCTTCAATTTCATCTACAGTAAAATCTTTTAATGTAGCATTTTCTAAGATAGCACTACAACTTAGCTTAAACCACTGACAAATTGACTCTGATATGTTTTCATTATAAGCATAATCACTAATCTGAATATTGCAACTAACTAACATATTAAAAGTTACATCTTCTTCATCTTGATTAATATCAAAAATTCTTAAAACATCAATGCTATCAAGTTCTGCTTCTAGCACTTCCTGAACAACATTGGCTCTTAGAGTCAAATCATATTCATCATAATTGTTTGTAATTTCTGCTTGCAAAGAATTAAATATATCTCCATAAAAATTATCTTCAATCATCTTTTTAAATATCTCATTCACAAACAAGCCCCCTTATTCTTCCTCTTCTAAAGCCTTTATAAAATCCTTCCATGCTTTTTCTGTAACGCCACTTTTGCCTTCGACTTCATCCATTTTACGAGCTTTTCTAAGAGCAGTTCTAGCTAAATTACTTTCTTTTATATAATCTGGTAAATCCATAGGAATTTCATCTCTATCCTCTGAAGCTATATCTATCATATCATCCAATTCACCATGAGACAGACCTAATATATTAGCGATTTCTTGAAGTTTGTTAATGTTAGGTGGATTTCTTCTACCCTTTTCAATGTCACTCCAATATGCTGGAGAAAGATCCAAAAGTTCTGCCATTTTTCTTAAACTAATCTTTTTTTCTTTTCTTCTCTCTGATACAAACTCTCCAAATTTGTTTGGACTCATTCTTTACACCTCCCTTTTAACTAGCAAAACATGCTAGTTTATATAATTAAGCTTTTTGTTTATTTTATACAAGAAAATATTGATGATTTCCTTGTTCTTCACGTATGAATCCTAAATTCTTAAGTCTTATTTTAGCTGCAGTTACTGATACATCAAATATATCTGCTAATTCATAAGGTAATAAATCTGCCCATAAATCTTTTTCAAAATCAGAACCTAATTCATAATAGCATTTTTCCATTCCAACAGATATAAATTTATCCCTTGTAATCTTTACAAATATTGACTTAGGCATTAACAATGCTGATGCCATTGAATCAGCTTGCCATTCCATCCAATCATCATCAGTTACTAATTTTTTTCTTCTAGTACTTTCGATATCACTAGTACGACATTTTACAACTGGCTGTTTTTGATCTTCCATAAAATCAAATAATGATAATTGGTTTTTGTCTACTAGATACACTTGTCTATGTATAAGCCAATGACTTATTTCATGCATTATAGTAAATCGTCCTCTTCTTAATTGATCTTCATTCAAAAGGCTATTATCAATAAGAACCGTTCCTTCATTTACAGGTATTCTTTTAGCCTTATTATTCTTAGCATCATACACTGGTATATTACAATCATTAAAAACTGTCATACCTAATATGGATTGATTATGGGTTAAATCTTTATAATCCATTTCTAATTCAGCATAAAATTCTAAAAATTCCTCAACATCTAAAGCACTTGCTTCTTTTAACATTTTAGAATTATAATCATTAATTACTATTTCCGCTAAATTATCAATTTCATCTTTTGATAGAACGGGAACACCATTCTTTTTTTTGTTTAAAGTCTAAGTTAATCATTCCATCGCCCCTTTCATTGTTGCGTGTATGCTTGTATGAGAACATTATACATCTCCAAATTATTCCTGTCAATATATAAAAAATACCCATAGAGTTAACTTTAACTCTACGGGTATTTTAAAATCATTGAAAAGTGTCTGTCCATTATTTATTAAATATTCTTTTTTTTAATTCTTACACATAATAAAATAGAAGCTACATTATAAATAAT